ATAAGGTTTTTGGTTTGCCAGGCCTATTATCGGGCCCATTGCAAGATTTCATCTCAACCCAATGTAAATAACCAATGATTTTAGTATCCATTGATTTACGATACCTACCCACCTGCGACCAATCGGGTAGATGTGAATAAATAATATCATAATCAATATCCCGTAACTTACTTAATAAGGTTTCCGGTGGAAATGAACGCTGATTCATCATATCACCAGGTATATCAATTTGATGTTGTTTTATGTGAGGTAAGTTTAACTTTTTACTGACATTGTTAATCGGCATAAGTATATGCCAAAAGTATTCACCTCTACTTTGTAGTGCCGTTATATGGTTATATATTACATCTACAAACGAGTCCTTATCAATGTTGGAAGAGTTGGTAATATTTGGTATCACCAACACCTTCCGCGCATTGCTATAATCTACCGCGTCCCAAAAGTTCATTACCTACCCTCTTTTTCAAAATACTCAATAATATCTTCCAACACCAATTTAACCTTATTCAGTTCTCTATCGGTTGTGTATTTCTTTTTAACTTTAGGTGATAATTGTTGTTGTAAAATATACCTATAATATTCCGATTCAGTTTCAAATGATTTGGTTTTTGCACCATCCGAAGAGTTTGTTTCAGTTGCTCTTATAGCCCCATATGTTTGAGTTGAATTTTGAATATGTTCCCAAGAAACATTATTTCTAACATTACCATCATATCCACAATAAACAACCTTTCCGCTGGTAGTATCTTCCAACCAACCAAATTTGGTAAGCTTTGTGATTTCTTTTAGTAACTGAATGTGTAAATCAGCTCGTTCCTCATTAGTTCCTTGATAATCTTCAAAATCCTCATATACTTTTTTATAAGTATTCAACTTTGAATTAGTGAAGTATTCAGCTCTACCGCTATGCGAATTACCATATCCATCCGAATCGGTATCTTGTAACAACTTTAAGAACTCAGAATCTTTAATTGTATATGTATTATTCAACTCATCAACAACAAATACATCATTACCAAAGAAAGTATTTAAAAACAAATCCAATGCTTTTTCAACATTATCATCCGAATTTTTAATCGTTTTACCATCTCCAGCAAATAATAAAGCCAATACAACATATGTATTATATCCAAACTTATCAGAACATAATCCATCTATTTTAGATGGGGCAAGTATTTTTAGTTCATCACTTTGAGTTGATAAAGCTTTACTCTTTAATTTCTTTAAAACCTTTTTAAGTTGGTTAAGCTTTTTCTTATATTCTTTCCAATTTTCCAATGCCGAATCAGTAAAACATACATTAATTAATTCATATTTAAATTGAGGTAACTCTTTCAATCCATTGGCGTATTTAGAAAGCCCATCAAGACTCTTACCTTCCATTAAATCAGCAAGATTTTTGTAATTCTCTAATCTATCATCGTTTGATTCTTTAAAATCATTCTTTGAAAAACTATCTAAAGCCATAACTGGTACTAATGCGTACTCAGGTGCTTTATCAATTAAATACTTAAAGTAATTTAAAGTTTCGGTATAACTACTATTTACCAAAGATAGTTTAGCCTCATTTACAAAAGAGATGTCGAATCGTTGTTTTACCTTTTGAAATAAATAATTAATGTTTACCCAATTATTATTTCTATTATTTAGAGATTCTAACTCCTTTGAAATAATAGCATGTGGTCCAATTACGATGTGAACCATTTGATGTTTTTCAATGATATTTTCAGTACCTTCGTTACCAATACAATCAATAATATTATATGTAGATGAAGCGGCGTCATCTTCAATATCATCTAATAAAGTATCCAATTGCGTTGGATAATAATTGCCAAATTCTTCTTTAATTTGCTCTATAACTTCAATTAAGTCTGATTTTTTTAGAACATCCAAGCCAATTTTTGATTTTAATTTGCTATATTCTTTTGTTGTTATATTTGAAAACTTGGAATTTAGTTTGGATATTAAATTTATAATAGAAAATTCAGTTAGATTACTTCTATCGTAAGCTTCAATAGCAGTATTTGGATTTTCCAATCGTACACCAAATGGAAAAATATTAGCGTGAGCCGCATTAAACGCTCTCAAAATGGCGTATCTAAAATTATCTTTTATCTTATCCGTACTCACATTTCGGATTCGTTGTTCATCATATTTTTTGAAAAAACTCTTTGATAAAATATACTCAACACCCATATCAAGAAAGGTATCCGATTGATAATGGTTTAGAATGGTTTCAAATTCAATCATACCATCCACTTCAATTGGCATCTGAATATCATTATTGATACTAAATTGGTGAATCTTTTTAATATCATCAAAAAATGATTTTACTTCACTTTCTCCTATTGGTGGAATTTGAAAATTACTCTTCTTACCTAAGTATTTAATTACACTTAAAGAGGCTATTAATTCCGAAAACCCCTCATAATTACATATGTGTATCCAAGGTTTTCGTTTTATTTTGTTTTCTACAACTTTTTTCATAACTTTATTATTTTATAAATTCAATTTTTATTCATACAAATATACAAAAGAAATCCGATATTTCCAAATTATACCATAGGAAATCCGGCGCGAGAATTGGTGGTTGAAGGTAATGGGTTAGAATTTTTAGCTACCAACCCAGCAACCAATGCATCATGCGATGCCCCTTTAGGTTGCTTAACGATTACACCATTATAATTGTTGTATTGTGGTGCGGATGAACTCCAACCCTTTGAGTGATTACTGAAAGCCCTCCGACCGTAATTAACAGCAACCATTGGTGATACCTGCCCAATACTATCCCATCCACTTTCCCATTTTTTGAGTTGGGTTTTTTCCTTAAAGGTAATACTATCTTCGGTAAATCCGGCTACCATTTTAATAGGTGCTTTACGGAAAATGTTTTTACGCTCCTCACGATTTACCTCAATAAACAATAATGAGCGGACTTTTACCCTACAAACCTTTAGGTTCATAGTGTAATCCTTACCATTGACTGGGATGGTCACTGCGACAACTTTACCTTCCAAACTTTGTAGTTCCATAATATAAGGGGTTTTTTTAACTTACATAGTAAAGATACGAAAGAAACCCCATATTTCCAAGCCTTTTATATTAAATTTAGGTTAAATTTATCCACATTTTTACCCAAAAGTGTCCAATTTATTGGACGGTCACCAAAAGTGTGTCTCTATACTCTCTTCTGGTAGATATGTTAGATGATGTTCAATGGGGTAATCATATGCAGCAACCTCCGTTGGATACGGAAATTCTTCGTGCTTCATTCGTTTTAGCATATCTCGCCGTTCCCTCTTGTTTTGAGCAAGTATTTGTATATATCGGTGTTTTTCGGGCTCACGCCTTCTCCAAAATTCCTTATACCCGCTTTTACCAATTTCTCGTTTTAAGTGGTCTAAATTATTACTACCCCACTTACTGAATACTGTTCTACTATGTATCCACTTATATGGGTTTTCTGTCAAAGATATCCCGTAGTTCGGCATCAAAGCAAGGTCGCTAGAAATTCCCTCGTATCGCCAATTAGTTGCCTTATAAATACCACCCAAATGCCCCATACCGTTATCAGCATAAGATATTAATAGTTTGATTTCCTTATCATTTTCTCTGAACCATTTGAATGTTTGCCCAATAGCATAACTTTCAATGTTTGAACCATACCCGTCATGCACAAATAATCGGGTCAACTCTAATGCATTATCTTTGGATAACCCCTCACAAATTGAGGTTGCTGCTTTCGCACCGACCGGAAATCCGTAGATTGCGCATCCTATCAACTTTTCTGAATTACCGAATACATCGTTTTCATCACCCCTATAAAATATCCCGAAAGCATATCGGCACATTGTCCATGCGTGAGTGTAGTGATAGGTTACAATAATATCCTTTGCTATTGATTTAGCAATTGGATGTACCCTAACACGGGTTACATCACAGTATTCCTTACCTTCAATTTTCATTTGATATAATTGGATGTTTTAATTGTTTGATTATCTTCTTTTTTTCTGTTTTTGAACAAGTAAAATATAAATATCTATGCTTTCTTTCTATTGGTTTATATTCTATTTCAGGATATATTTTTAATACATCTCCCAATCCACATACACCTATTTTATTGTTCATAGCACGAGGTGATAACCATTGTTCATTGTTAGTAAACCGATATTGATACATTGTTCCGCTGTGCGATACTTCATTTCCTTGATATAACCAATTAGTTGCTCTATATACCAACCCTATATGGTTTTCGGTTGGGTCTGCATATGATATTAACACTTTAATGTTTGGATGGTTTTTCTTTATATATTTAATACTTTGTGATATTGAATATGATTCTATATTAGAACCCAATCCATCCTCAACCCATAATCGTTTAAGTTCCCAAACCGCATCAAAATCTAATATGGGCGATATTGATTTTACACCATGCCGCGCAACAGGAGAACCATAAATAATACACCCAACCAATCTATCAGATACAATATCAAAAAATGAATGTAAATCAGTTCCCTTTTCATATATGCCCAAAATTAAAGAAGCCCCTGTCCACCTACCAGCGTAATGTTTATTTACAATAATATCATAAACAATTTCTTTATTTGTGGGTTTTAGGTAATATTTAGAAATATCACAGTATTCCTTACCTTCAATTTTCATTTGATATAGGTTCTAATTTGTGTATCTCTTCCGCAATAATTTCACTTACCTTTGGATAAGGTTGTAGGGGATGTTTTATACTATTCAATATTTTCTTTCTATTCTTTTTATCCAATATGTAAAAGTATCTATGTTTTTTTGGTTCTCGCCGAATCCAAAATGGTTTTGTAATTACTTTTTGTATTTGCTTTGGGTCATTCGTTCCATACCTAACAAACGATGTTCTACTATGAAACCAATCACCATCCTCATCCCACTTAAAACTCCAACTATCAGTCCATCGTAGGTTATTACCCTGATACAACCAATTGGTAGATTGATACACCGTTCCTAAATGCCCTTCTTTCGGGTCTGAATATGATATAAGTGCTCTAATATGTGGTGCGTTTTTCTTTAACCAATCAAATGTCTGAGAAACAAACCAACTTTCAATATTACACCCATACCCATCTTCAATCCATAAGCGGGTCAACTCCAGCACCTCCGTCCGTTCTAAAAGTTCGGATATGGAGGTGCCGGAATTTCTACCCACTGGGTCACCATAACAGGCAACCCCCACCAACTTTTCATTAACCCCACCGAAAAATTGATGTTCCCCCTCATCTAAATAAAATAACCCAATCGAATAACTAACTTTTGTCCATAGGTGGCTGTAGTGATTTTTTATAATCATCTCCTTTGCCACCGATTTACTAATTAACCTTACACAGAATTTAGATACATCTGAATAGTTTTTACCCTCTACTTTCATATGGCCATGTTAGTATATGTTTCCAAGTATAACCTTTAACGATTTTACGAATGTTAGCAGGTGAAACGCCATTGTTTCTTGCAAGGACTTTAATGTTCCTATGCCCAACACTCCACAACTCACGAATTGATTTTACCTGTCCCTCCGTAAGTTTGTGTTTTGGATGTGATTCACCGCACAACATATTAAATCTCCTCATTAAAAATAATTTCGGATTGTAACCTTTCTGATTCCCAAAATCTATGGACTATCTTTCCAATATCAGGTTTTCTATAATTTGGGCCCTTTAAGATTTTACCATCTTCTCTGTAAATAGGATTACCATTTTCATCTAACTTTGACATATTTGAACTATGAACCTCATCAAATACATCTTCTATAATATCACCCATCCCATGCTGAAGAATTGTTCCTAATAAGATATACAATTGGTCTGCGAGAGCATCTGCAATACCAGCCGGGTCATCGTTTTGGTTTGCTTCCCTATACTCATTTAATTCTTCCACCCCCAACTTATACCTCAAATCACAAATTTCATCTGATTGAGCTGTTGGACTTTTGTAATACTTTTGATGATATACCTCGTGAAATTGCTTCACCTGTTCTAATTGCTTTTTCATAACTATACAAATATACAAAATAATTTTTAAAGTGCCAAATATTCTCCTAAAGATTTTATTCCGATAATCCTTTTGAACTCCGAACCATCTTTCATTAAAATTACAGTTGGAACGCTTCTAATTCCATAGGAGTTTGCTAATTCGGATTCCGAATCTACATCAATCTTTTTTACAGGTATAGTTTTAGATACCTCTTCCATAATAGGAGCTAATTGTTTACACGGTGCGCACCACTTTGCGCTAAAATACCAATATTCTACCATTTTTAATCCTTTTTAATTTATTAACCATCACAACTTATACAATCGGGGTCAGTTGCTTTTGCTGCAATATCACCCCTTAATACCGATTCGGTTCTCATATAATATAAGGTTTTAATCCCTTCTTTCCAAGCTTCCAAATGAACTTGATTTATCCATTTTGGAGGCGCTTGAGATGGAAACGCAAGATTTAGAGATACGGCTTGGTCAATATATTGTTGCCTAATCCCAGCTTGCTTTATTAATTCTAATTGATTGATTTCTTTGAATGTTTTATATACATCTTTTACCCAATCAATTTCTTTATTTTGGATTGCTGTTTCGGGAATCTCCTGAATGTTCATTAGTTTATTTCCCAAAAATCCCCACTTTTCCAATTCATCAATCCCTTGAACCGAACCACCATCTTCTAAAATCTTATCCCAAGTTTCCTTATTGTTAATTCCAATCTTACGAAGAACCTTTTCTAACTCCGGGTTTTTACGAATGAATGTTCCCTTCGCCGTTTGCTCCGTAAACACATTCGCTGCCCAAGGTTCAATACCTGGTGAGATATTACCACTCAACTTTGAGTTGGATACCGTTGGTGCAATTGCCCTCAAATGAGTGTTTCGCATTTCAGTTCCAACACACCATAAGGGTTCACCATATTCTTTTGCTAAATCCCTACTTGCTCTTTCACTTTCAATCTTTATTTGTGAGAATATCTTCCTCGTTTCAAATTGAGCAGGTAATCCTTCAAATGAAATACCCCTTTGTTGTAAGTAAGTATGCCACCCAAGAACACCCAAGCCCAATGCTCTCCCTTTTTCAGCAGAACGAACTGAGTTTTCAAATCCCCTCATATTCTTTGCTTTCTGAATGAACTCTTCTAATACTCCATCCAAAAACCAGATAGCAGTATAAATCAAATCAGTATCTTTCCACTCATCGTACTTTGCAAGATTGAGTGATGATAAACAACATACAAACGAATGTGATTCATCGGTGTGTAAAGCGATTTCAGAACAAATATTGGTCATAAACACTTTTAACCCATTCTTTCTATACGCTTCTGGGTTTTGTTTGTTTACATTTCCCTTATACATAATATAAGGTTCACCCGTTGCTTTTCTCTTCTGCAATAACTTACTCCACTTTCTTCTTGCTTCTTCATCACCATCTTCTAATTTACGCATGAACTTATCACCAACAATTGCGCATTGGTGAAGATTAAGCGACTGGCGATTAACATCCCCCTTTGGTTCTCTAATTTCCAACCAATCTTCAAAATCTTTATGCTCAATATTCAAATTAACGGATGCTGCCCCCCTACGAACCGCTCCCTGATTTGTTGCAAGGATTGTAGAATCAAATATCTTACAAAATGGAACAATACCATCCGATGTCCCATTTCCGGTGATTTTACTCCCCGCAGGTCTTATCATATTGATACCAATACCAACACCACCACCATGCTTCGCAAGTAACATCATCTCCAAATTCTTCTGCCCAATTTCTTGGATAGAATCACCCACATCAATACCAAAGCAGGAAATAGGTAATCCCCTATCCGTTCCTGTGTTTGATAAGACGGGTGTAGCAAGGTTTAACCAACCACGCCATATATAATCAAAAAACTTGGAAGCAAGTTGTGGTTTATCCAATCTTCGTGCTACCGCAGTACATACCCGCCAATACGCATCTTTGGGTTTCTCTCCTGCTAAAACATACCCCTTTGATATTGTTTTTAGGTAAACTTCAGTATGACCCCATGAAGGGTAATCAACTTCTTTTTCCCAACCTAATTCTTCTGCTATTCTATCTGCCGTATTCATCGTATCCTTAAATTAAAATATATCTCCCCAATCTTCCCCCTCACCTGCTTTGCTGTAATCAGTAGGTCTTATAGCAAAGAAATCAGTATGGGTTACACCCCCCGTAAGGTGATAAAACCATTCTAAATTACTTGCACTAACTTTATCGTATTCAAAGATACCTTCATAACCCAATTCTGCCAATTTTTCATTACCCCTCTGCTTTATAAACTCTTTTAAATTTTCTGCTTTTAGATTTTCTAAATTTCCCATCTCAAACATCTTATCAATAAATTTGAGCTCCATCTCCACCATCAACCTTGCCGCAATTTCTATATCGTTTTTTACCTCACCCAATAAGTTAGGATATTCTTCGCACATATGTCTGAATAATTTACATCCCATTTTTGAGTGTAATGATTCATCCCTTACCGACCATTTCATTTGCTGCCCAATCCCTTTAAGTAAATTTCTCATTTGAAACGAATAAAGAACTGCGAATGATGAATATAAAGATACTCCCTCTGCAAACGCAGAAAAGATTGCCAAACTACGGCCTACCTCTGCCCTCGCTTTTGGATTTGTTCGTAGCTCTTCAGGTGTCCAATCTGCTGATACTTGTGTTAGGAATTCAAATTTTTCTTTGATTTCCGGCTCATACATAAATGCAGCAAAATCTTCTAAACCCAATGTTTCGTTAAGATATGAATAGGCGGTTGCGTGGATTGTTTCTTGTGAACCAAACGCCATAGCCATCTGCCGTATCTCATGTTTTGGAAACCATTTTGTAACCATCCCCGTCCAATAATCAGAAACAGCGCATTCGGTTTGAGCAAATCCCAATAGGATGTTACCTACCAAGTTTTTTTCATGCTTCTTTAAGTTTTCTTTCCAATCTTTGACATCCCCCTGCATTGGTATTTCGGTATGTAACCAAAAAGCCTGCATTTGTGGAAGCCACCCATCATTGTAATATTCGGGGTATTCAAATGGTTTAAACGGTATTCTCTCTTCAAATAATCCCATAATAATCTCCTAAAAATTTTGTGTGTAAATATAAATACATTTTAAAACCCAATATCACCTTTCATATCTTTGTATTTTTGTAATAAATTTTTTCTTACCAAAGTTCCCCCATCTTTCATCTCTTTTTGAGTGTTTTGACCATCTACTGAATTATCATTGTATATCAAAATTTGCCCATTTGAGAAATTAGCTTTTGAAGGGAATGTCATTCCATCGGGCCCAAATCGGTTTTTAATAACATGCCATCTCCCCGTCCCCGCTAACTTATCATCAATTTTTCTACTCAATGAAACTACAAAATCAGCAGTCATCAATTTTGAAAAAGAACCTGCAATTGATGTTCCGGTAATTACATCTTGCTCCGCCCCTCCACGATTAATCTGCGACGCGGTATATAATGGAACACTATACTCCCCAGCCATACCCCTTAAATCTACTATCAACTCTTCTAAAACCTCATATCTTTTTTCTTTAGCAGAACCCTTTAACAAATCAGCATAATCAACCACAATTACATCGGGTTTCTTACCCTGCAATATCATCCTATCTATGTGGGCTTTTAAGGTATTCAAACCAGCAGTACCTGAATTAAACCCTTTAATAATCAAATCACCTCGCAAAGAACCTACTACCCTCTCAACCTCTTCCATATTGTATTTTAGGTTTGGTATAGGTATCCCCGTAAAAACGGAATCAAACCTTTGACCTATCATTGCTTCTGAAAGTTCTAATGTATAATACACCACAACCTTACCATTCTTAACAGCGTTTGATGCAACATTAACCAATGACCAGGATTTACCAATGCCAGGCGGTGCTGCAAATATTATTAACTCCCCTGTTCCAAATCCACCCTGTACAATTTCATCTATAACATCCCACCCCGTAGGTATTGGATTTCTTACTAAATCATCATACCTTTGATTTACCATTGTTTTATACTCATGCCCAACATCCGTTGGTTGACCTGCTTTCATAGCAGTATCAATGGTTGATTTTATCTTATCATACTTACCCTGCTCTAAAAGTGGGATTGAATCTAAGATAGCCTGTTTAAGTGATTGATTGGTGCAAAAGTTTAAGGTTTCTTCTTTTACATAATCCAAATCATCCGATTCTAAATCCCGCCAAACCTGCTTTAAGGTATCTATCACCGATGTTTTCAAGATATCCCTCTCAATGGGGCTTATCTTCGTTTTAAGGACATCTAATGTTGGTTTGGATTCGTATGTATCTATGTACTCTAAAATCGTTTTACACAACCATTCTGATGCTTCTGAGTCAAAATATTGTGGCTTTAATATATCATATATCTGCCTACTAAAAAGCATATCCGATAAAAGAGCGGATAAGATTTTAGTTTGAAACCCCGTTCCAAATTTACTTCCAAATTTTTCCATATGATACTAATATACAACCTTAATTGGTTTTTTCAAAATTATTTTTTAAAAGATTATCCAATCTCATAAAACTATTTCGTAACCACGAATCTACATTCGCAAAAGCAGTATATAATTTATCATACATAAACATTTTTTTAAACTCCAATAAATTTAACTTTGGATGATGATTATCTAAAATATCTCTCGTATTTGAAATAACTGATGTTGATATTTCAGGTAATTTTAACTGCATCAAATCATAGTTTAATTCTATAGTTTTTACTGATTCTAATAATTTTTTTGATAGTTTATCATCGCAATTTTCTTTAATTCCGGTAATAAACCCATCGTAATCTAACTCCACATCGTTTAAGAAATCCATTTTACCTAAAATAGTTTTCTTACCAATCCCATTCACACCTTTAATGTTATCGGATGAATCGCCCATAATTACTCTATACCAAATAAGGTTTTGAGGTATTACACCCCACTCTTCTTTGATAAGGGATTCATCATACATTATTTTTTTTACAGGCGAATAAACTTTAATCCTATGATTCACCAATTGTAAAAAATCTTTATCGGATGATAATAATATCACCTCATTTTTAAAATAGTGGTTAGCCATCCAAGCCATCAAATCATCTGCTTCTACATAATCTACTTGTAAAAGAGTTACAGGTAAATTCTGAAGATACTCATACAAACGAATAAATTGCTTACGCATAGATAATTGTTGGTCCTCTATATCTTCATATCCCTGCAACCTATTCAATCGGGTCAGACCTGTTCTACCACCTTTGTAATCGGAATATACTTTTTTTCTCCGATGCGAACCACCCTTACCATCAAATACAATGATGACACGGGATGGATTCAAATTTCTAATAGTGGCTGCGGTGGATAACAGGAAACCCGTTATACCACCACAGTGCTCACCATCATCGTTGAGTGCAGGGACTGCTCCGAATACTCGGATATACATATTCAATCCATCAATGATAAGAACCCTATCATTTAAGGTTTGATTCGTAACTTGTTGGTTTTCTTGCCCCAACTTACTCAACATATCTTTGTAATTCTTAATCATCAAAATCAGATAGTTCTATATTATCAACATTTGCTTCATCGGATGCTTCTTTGTACGAAAGAATGTAAGAATTACAAATTTCGTTGTAGATTTTTTCCCTTACATCAGGACGAGTCTGAAGAATATCGGGAAAATTCTTTGCTTGAAACTTTATTTCTTCACCAGTTTCTTTATCTACCCAAGTATACCATGCACCACTTTGATTGGCTAACTTATAGGTTTTCATCATTTCTAACCAAGAACCTAAATTATCAATACCACTATCAAAGTAAATATCATAATCAACTGAGCGGAGTGGTGGGCCCATTCGGTTTTTAATAACCTGTGCTCGGGTTTTAATACCAATCACCTGTTCTACACCACCAACCTTTGCTTTCAACTGACCCATTTGTTTCAAACGAATTCTACAACTTGAATGGAATGCGATTGCTTTACCACCGGAGGTTGTCCACGGGTCGCCAAAACTTACCCCCATCCTCGTCCTTAACTGATTTGTAAAAATAAGAGTGATTCTTTCTCTACCAATTAAGTTGGTGATTTTACGCATTGCTTTTGAAATGATAATTGCTTTTTGAGTTGCATACCCCGCCTGGTCATAATCAGCTGAAATCTCAACCTTTGTTGATGCACCTGCTACGGAATCCACTACAATTGTAACCAATTTCTTTTTATCGGATTTTCTTACCGAATCAATAATTGAATCAATTGCTTCAAAAATATCTTCCACCGTCTCCAATGGAACATACAACATCTTTTTCAAATCAACACCAATCGCTGCCAAAAACTCCTGATTAAGTGCGTTTTCAGTATCAATATACACACCTAATCCACCTCTCTTTTGCGTATCCGCAATTGAGTGAGCCGCTACTAATGATTTACCACTACCTTCCAACCCCGTAATTTCACAAATTCTTCCAACAGGCAAACCACCATTTGTTCGGTTTGAAATAGCCAAATCTAACATTTCAGAGCCAGTAGACACCCACTCGTCTAAGTCGGTGGGTGTCTGCTCTGAACCATCTAAATAATAGGCTACTTTGTGCTGGGATTTGAACTTCTTGTTAAGATTATCAGCAAGGATGGTAGATAGTTCATCACGAACTATATCCACTTTAGGTTTACTCATACCGATTAATCGTTAAAAAGGTCGTCAAATGCTTCTTTTACTGAACTTGCCTTTTGTGTTGTTGGTGTGGATTCTACAACTGCAGGTTGTTCTGCTTTTGCTTCTTCTTTTACCTCACCCGTTTCCAACCAAACTTCCAACATATTCTTCAATTCATCATAAGTATATCTTTTGAAAATGGTTGATAAATCGGCCTGATTTTTGACCAATTGAACAATGTTCTTATCTTCGGTCATAGGTGTGGTATTTGGCTTTACCCTAATGAATGTTTCAGGATAAGATTTACCAACCTCTGCGGCTGATTTGAACTCTACAGTAATATCCCTACCACTCATCGGGTCGGTTAAATCACCATAGTCTGGGTCTGCGAAGAACGCAAGGATTTCTTGGTAAACCTGCTTACCAAAGCCCCAAAATTTAACACCCTCTGATTCTTCGCCTCGTACCAAAATAGGAACATAAGTTCTCATCTTTGGTGTCAATTTTTTAGAGAGATTGTAATCTTCCCTATCCTTCGTTGCTTTCAATTGTTCTGAAAATTCAACAATAGGGTCTTTCTCACCAAAAGAGACGGGTGATAGAATGGTCTTACCACCAAAATCAAAGTGGAAATACAATTCAATAAAAGGGTTTTCTTTGTTGTGCACATAAGGCACTAATCGGATTTGCTGCTTACCTGGATTTGGTTTCCATAAGGTATCAGTCTTTTGTACTTTTGTTTGAAGTGAATTCAAACGGTTTCGGATTGCATTTAAGTCAATTGCCATAATTACTCCATTTTTTAATAGGTTAAACAAAAATTATAGTCACTAATATACAACATTTAGTTGACAATTCCAAATGTTTTTTCAAAAAAATTATTTTTTATTTTTTTTAATCTAAACTTTCTACTCTATAAATAGTGGTTCGCATAAATTTAAAACTATCATCATGGGTTAATAATACGCCATTTTTATAATCTTCCCAATTCAACATATAGTTCTTATCTAAAATACCACCATTCAAAGATTGAATAAGCCTGTTAAGGGCGTTTATTGTATATAAGGTGTTTGTTTCTCGCTTTCTATGAACCATAATTGTATTTGGTAAAAATTTTGATAATGGGGATGGGATGATATTGTAACTAATAACCAACTCTTCTGAATTCTCTAAAGTCAATACGAATATCTTTTTGCTGAAAAGAGTAAATCCAGTTTTTATAGTACCTAAATCAGAATCGCATTTAGGTTCGGTTGTAAATGTTATTAGTAATTGTGTTTTCACTCATAGCTCCGTAAGTTATTTTTTTCGTTTAGTTCTTCGTTTAGCATCTACTTTAGATTTAATACATTCTCTCATATCATCACCATATCCACTAGCCACCTTTTGATTACCGCTCCCCGCAGTTCGCCAAGTATCATTAAAAATAGAATGTGTTCCATTTTCATCCTTAACGACTATAGCACCGGATTCTGAATCTATTGTACACTTTTCTCTCAAATGTTTTTTTAAAGCGTCTCTACCTTCTTTAGTTGAATAATCACCTTTGAATCCAGTTTGTTCTGCTAAACATTCTCGCATATGTTGTGGTTGAGCACCTCTAATCCCCATTTGAACAATCATTCTACCATCACCGCCATCTATATAAGAATCTACGTGCATAGCATCGAATACGCCACCTAGATATGCTTGAGTATTTGGTCCATTTATACCATTCTTTGGATAACCTTCTTTTTCATCTGCAGATTTAATTTCATTAACAACTTCAGCATGTGCCTCATTTACAACATTCTTTTCATAGTTTTTTACTTCAATACAACTATTAACCGATTCATCATTAGAATTAATGTTTTGATATTTTTGCTTAAACTTGCCATTTTGAGTAAGTTCTGCAACTTTAACATAAATCTTACCATATGGGTCATATTTAGGAGTTTTTCCATTAGCAATCAAATCACGAGAGTGATTCTGCATCTCAACTAATAACTCTTTAGTTGATAGTTTATTCACATCAAAACCTTTACCTTCAAGATATTTTTTGAATGATTTCTCATTTCTTAATTTATTCATGTATTTTTTCATTTCAGGAGTATCACATACTTCAACAATCGAATCACTAATTTTAATATTATTAGCACTTTCAATAGTTGATTTTTTAACATTTGATACTTTTTTAATACCGTTATCAAGTGCAACTGCAACGGTTTTAGCCACCTTTTTACCGAATTTTTCTAGCATAGCCCCAAACCTTTTCGCGGGTGTGGTATTACCTTGTGTATCATCTAATTCACTACTTTTTTTATTGGATACTGATACAGTAGTTATATTACCATCTTTGTCCTCACCAATTACAAATGTATCGTGATATTCTTTATTTTTGTTAAAATGATAAAGTTCCTGTTCATAGTGTTTTATAAGTTTTTTATCACCAGCTTTTTTAGCTTCATTTAATTTATTTTCTAATAAAGATATTGTCCTTTCGTTAGTGTCAGTTGTAGATTGTACAGTAGTATGTGGTTTTGATGTATCTAATTTGGTATCTTCCTCTAAAATTTTTCTTGTGGCTAAAGCACCATCATATGCTGCGCGAGACCATTCTCTACACGCCTCTTCATCCCCCCCAAATCCGTTTGGTGGTTCTTGATGATAAACCGAACCTTCAATACCTTTCATTCTTTCCAACTCTTTATCTGCAAATATTTCACGAGTTGCAACATATTCATAGGCTTCATCGGAATTGGAGTCTAATCCTAACGCTTCTAAATCACCCTTTTGCTTTTTATTCCATGGTTTTTTCTTGTTTTTAAACTCTTCTTTTTTAGCATCAATAGTTTGTCTATTTTCTTTTTTGAATTTTTCTTCATTATGGGTATTCATCGTATTACAATAACGAGCTTCGCCATACGATGCTACCGCAGTACCTGCCCCATGTACCCCCATATCCCTATCTTTTTCAAGTTTTTCCTGCTCATTTTTCATTTCAGATTGATATTTTGAATTTGGAGAACCTGAATTTGATTTTGAATCCTCACCACTATCCGATTTTTCTTTTTCTACTTTTGCTATATCATCTTTGGTTGCTGGTTCTTGTGTTGTTTTATTAAATTTTTTAACCTGATATACTGAACCTGATTTTTTATTTTTTACCCAAATATCTTCTTCTAAGCTATCAGATTTTTCCCGCTTCTTTTTCAAGTATGCTTCTTTTTCAGCACCTGTCATCATACCAAACTTAATAGCATCCAAATCTTTTTCTAATGGATTTTCCTTTTCAGGCTTTTCTTCCTTTTCAGGCTTTTCTTCCGTTGATGGTGTTGGGGATTGCTCTAATAAGCTTTTACGATACTCATGTGCAATTTTACTACCATACAATTCTTCTATTACTTGAGTAAGCGCATTTATAGATTTTACACTATGTGGGTTTGTGAGTTCACCCCTTGCCTCATACCATGCAAGTTGGGCTATTTCATCAAATATTTCACTCTTAAAACTATTATTCTTCATAAGTATAAATATCTTTATTATATGGTAAACATATTTTTATAATCATCTCCAACCTCTACTTTTACAGGATACCCACCCCACTCCATAATCTCTTTTACCTTTTTGGGGTATGTATCTATTTCATCTTCGGATACATCAAATAAGATTGAGTCATAAGTGTACAGTACAGGTACTGATTTATATCCCTTCAGTTCTTTGGAAAGTTTATTTATAATAAGTATGTTTCTCTCCGTTTCTAGTGCTTGTAAAATATAGTTAAATAGTTTATTTTTGTTCATTTCCGGCAATTTTCTAATAAGCCGTTTAAATATTGGTGTTTTAACTCCAAACTGAAACAAATACCCATCCCATAACTTATCAATTAATATAGAAACTGATTCGTAAAATGGTATGTGTTTATACTCATCCTGCACCCCACCATAGAGTTGCCTAAAGGTTATAGGTTTTGCTTGCTCCATAGGTACTCCATACTGTTGACCTAACCAATTGTGAGCGGATATATCCGTTGGGATGGGTTCACCTATCAAACCACCAATTAACCTAATGTGGTAGCCATCATAATCAAAACTGAACAACTTACCCCCTTCAAATCGGGATATAAACCTACTTCGGGTATCATCCCCCTTTTTCAATGCAGCATAGTTAGTACCATTGAAAGCGTTGGATGGGCGGGAGGTGGATGTTAAAAAATTATAGTGTGTCATTTCCAACCCATCTTTGGATTGAAACCCATTTTTTTCTATACTATATAATGAATGTGGATACAGCGTAGAAAAGTTTGTAGGCTCTACATTGGTTGATAAGAACAATTTTTTCCATTTACCAAACATCTCATAGTGTTTTAGTATAGGTATTAAATCTCCTACCTTTGGTATCCCCCTCCGTCTGAAAACATTGTGTATGGGTAACTCATCTACATTATATTCTAAACCTAAATGAAATAGGTATGCCTGTAAATCATATAAGTTATCGGTTTTGTGATGATATAAAAACGATTTTAAATCCACTACAAATACCTTCTTAAATCTACTCAAGTCTAACTCCCCACCAAATGGTTCTACATCCAAATTCTTATAGTTAATACAACAATCTATCTCCCCATCAGAAATGAATAGGCAAGATAATTCCGTTTGAGCAGAGTGTTTGCTCAAAGAACTATATATTGGATACACCAAAACCCTGTCCGTAGACAGGGTGGTTGAGATTTCATTAAAAATCATTCAACAAATATACAAAAGAAATTTGAAATTACAAATATAAAACTTCAATATTGTAACCCGAAACACGATAAACCGAATTAAACAACCCACCTTCGGTTTTTGTTACTTTGTAACCAAGCGCTTTCATCCTTCGGGCAAAAAGGAGTTGTGAATAAAATGGGACTTTGAATTTTTTCCAATATTTTTTCATAGTGTGGGGGATTAATGAATTACTGTAGGGCCGTATTCGGATGTAATCGGGTCAATCCAAATTGATACCGAGTTATTTTTATACACTTTCACACCGGTTGGTGTAACAGTGAATTTTTTGTTTTTAGTTCGTTGAATCTTACCATTAATCATTGGCATGATGTAGGGGTAGATACCACCAACACGACCAAAATTACTTACAATAACACGAACACTAATATCATCTTCACCGGCAATTTCAGCATTAAGTTGACACTGAATAGGTTTTCCACAATCGGATTCCTGAACATTAAACCCATTAGAGGTAATAAGTAATTCAATAGGTTTACCAATCGGAATAAGATTATGAATTCTATCCATCTCAACTGAAGACCGAATTCGTTCAGCCTCAATTTTGGCTAAGTGAGCGGTATATTGTGGTAATTGTTTAATAAAATCAGAGTGATTACCCATATTTACATCCAATGCCCAAAGAACATAGTTCCAATCGGTATCGGCCACTTTAGCAATTTCCATACCTTCATATTTACCTTTCCAAAAAATGTGGTCAGGCCGTTGGTCACTACCTGCTACAACAAAGGAGTGGGACATACCCCTTAAACCCTCATCAATAGCCAAAGTGGGATATTGTTCCTTAACTTTATCTAACGATTTTGATACATTTTTGTGATAGGTATAACACCTGTCAACCCGAGAAATGTGGTAATTTCCGTAGGAATCCTGCACATATACAGGCCTATCCTCTACACTCCAAAGAGTATAATATTTAGTAGCAAATCCAATAAGTTTCTTCATAGTGTGGGGGTTAATATCTCAATCAACTTACAAAGTAAAGATACGAAAGAAACCCCACATTTCCAAGCCTTTTATATTAAATTTAGGTTAAATTTATCCACATTTTGCTCTAAATCCACGAAATAGTGTCCAATTTAGTGGACACTACCGGGAGAATTGGGTTAGGTTGGTTAAAAACCTATAAATTTGTGGTATTTTTGTTTGTAAAACTGATATTACCTTTTTATTTAATTCTATTACTGTACCATCGTTTGTGAATGGCTTTTCAATTTTCCATCTAAATTCTTGTTTAATATACAAAGTATCATCCAATTCTCTAAAGTTTTTTTCGGAAACCTCATATATGTTTGGGTAATTAAATTGCGAAACAACATAGCGTATCATATAACCACGATTAAAATCTTCTTTAGTTGGTGTGGGTGTATATGGTATTGGTGTTTTATACTTATCTTTGAAATTATTTGTTGTTAATTTATTGTATTCAAATGGATTCTTATTGTTTATATCACTTAAATCTACATAAGGTATTAATGGTTTTGATACACCATCTAAATAAGTTGATTCGGTATATACCTCTCCCGTACTTTTGTATTTATGATATGGGCCGACATACTCACGCCCATCTTCAAACATCCATTGTTTTCTAGATGAAATGCCTGGTGTTAAATCACCTGGCACATAATATGATTTTATTCTTGCCATAATTTATCAAATACTATTAAAATGAATTATTATGCCGTGGGTGGAGGTTGCCCGTTCCATGTCTCGGTATCATCATAGAACAAATTCTTTCGAATTTTTGGTTGTTGAATGTTGGGCGCAACCCCTTCGACTGGATCATGATTCTTGATTGGTTTGACATCTGTATCTGTCATATCAAACATCATCTGTCCTTCTAAATCCATAGTCCAATCACCATTTGAAAACTTATGCCCTTGCTTTAAAACGATAAAATAAACATTGTTTCTCGTTAACACTGTTGGTAGTCCTGTAAGTTTAAATACTTTTCCAAATAAATGACCTGCATAACCATCAGCAGTAATCGTAACAGTCACCCCATATCTATATCCAACGACTTGGGGTATCTCAACATTGCATACTTTCTTTAAAATTTGAACACAATCCAATAACTTACTTTCGTTCAGTTCTACAAATGATGCATACATAGTAGCCAACTCTGTTTTATCTCTTGAGACATTAGGTGGTGTGGGAGTACACCCAAAAACACCTTGAACCATCCCTTGATTTTTTCCACTATGCGCGGAAGATAATGCTATAGAAGCCATTTCAGAATCCATCGTTGATTGAACGCTTAAACTTCTTATTGTTGAATCAACGGCATGTGGATTAATTTCGGGGGCAGTAATTGATTTTATAGCACTTTTTCTATCAGTTATTTCATATCCATGATTCGAAGATTCGCCAGATTGACCATATGGTATCATTTGTAAGTTAATACATTCACCCAAACAGGAATTTATTTCATCCAAAACACGTTTAATAAATTGAATAAGTGTATTTTTGGTGGAATGTGGATTATCAGATTTATCTTCTATTAATTCTTTTTCTATTTTTTCTAATGTATCAAATGATATAAAATATTGCGGGAAAACCGCAGACCATGTAAAATCTGCACCGGGAACGGCATAGGTAGCAGATTTATTAGGGCGGTTTTGATTTAAAACGGAAAGTGGGTTTGCTGATTTAATTTTTGCTGAAACGGCATGTGCTAATTGAATATCTAATGTTATGCCTTGAAAACCTCTTTGTTTTGGTATATTTGCATTAATTGTTTCAATTAGTTTAGTTAAAGAAACATAATGAACATCTTTAGTAGCACTCCAAAATAACCAACTACTGGTGTTTAAGATAAATTTTGCACGACCAAAGTCATCCCCGCCCGCCCCTTCCCCGTCGCCAAGAGGTACATTACTATAAACTTCCTGCGCAAAGGCCTTTAAATACCCCACTATAGATTGTGGGAATCGAGTAACCTTCCTCCCATCGGGTAAGACCTTTTCATAAGCATACACTGTATTTGGGTTTAATAAGTTTAAATCAAATGCTGCTGACGATTGAATTGCAGAACCTGCAAAAGTAACCGAACAATCATAGTGTCCTTTTTCGTTCATTGAAAATTGAAAATCTACTATAACTCCATTTACAGTAACCGAGTTTGTATCACCCCCCGTTATCCAACCTAAAGTCAAACTGACATCATTAAAATGTTGAAAAAATTTGGTATCAAGATTATTGAATTGGGAAGGACTATAACAAGTAAAATTAACTGTTGCTTTCCATAAATAACCATCGTAAATATCATTTGCCCCATCGGACGACCAATCAACCGAAGTTAAAGACGGTGGTGGAACTAATCTTGGTCCAGATAAAATCCTTTCATATTTTAAATCGGTTACACCAGATTCAATGGTCACATCAGGGTTTTTTTCCTTAGAAGGGCAAAGGCCTGTACCCTTATAAGTAAATTTGGCATATGCCCGTCTTTCTGCAATAATTGAAGATGCGGATTCACTAAGTCCTGTTTTAGTAAACACATCATCTGGTATAGCATTTTTTCCAAATTCAAAAGTCATGACTAAAACTTATTTAATTTATTATATTCATCAATTATTGGTCGTATATCAATTGGTATTCTTATTTGTTTCCCCACAGGTACTAAAAAGTCTCCTTTTCCAATATTGTTTGCTTCTGCAATTATCCACCATAAAGTTGGGTCTTTGTAGTATGAGTATGCCAAATTATCCAATCTATCCGAATAAGAACCTATAATATATATATCGGATGATTTTTCTTTTATCATTGGATATCTAAAAGTAGGATAGTATTTTTTTCCACTATCCCGTGATAATCTATTTGGTGTGTTATATCTATTCATATTATCAGTTCCTCCTTTGGTTCTGCCCCCCTTGGTTCTTATTCACTTTTTTATTCGTTTTCCCCGTACCAGCTGCTGCAGCAGGAGCTGCTGTAGTAGAAGCAGCTGCAGCAGTTCCTACTGCGGTGTTATTGATTCCTTCTATGTTACATCTGCAGATGCAGCTGCTGCTTCCTTTTCTTCTTTGGTTAATTCATGATTGTAACTGTATACATTTGTTACTTCCATATTTGATTTGTGTAATTCATCATTTAATAGTTTTAATCCAATTGTAACATCTACTCCCATTGGAAGTTGATTTAAGAAAGAACCACTATTTAATCCAATTTCCCAAGTAAATTCCTCGGGTACTGCGTATTGTAAAGATGAAATTAAAGCTGGGAATTCCTTATACATTGTACCTAATGTGAATTTTGTTATGTTTCCATAATAACCATTACCACTAATATAACTTGGCATTGTCATTTTTCCCAATGCTGATAATCTTTTCCACATTGGTATGAGTTCACCAACAGAATACGCGTAAACCCTAAATCCAAAGTTTAATTCTCGTAAAAATGTATCGTATAAATATGCGTTTTCTGCTCTTCCACTATACTTTACTTCCGTCCAAGTAGGTGTAAATGTTTCACTTATTGAATTAACAGTTCCTCTGAATTGAATTCTTTGGGGTTTACCTTTTTCGGAATTTGTTTGAAAAATAAGTTTTATTAAATCGGGATCATCAACAAACTTACTTTTATCATTTTCGGATTTTTTAAGCACCTCAGATCTTATTCCGATTGTTGTATCAGAGTTGCCAAGACCTACTCGAGTTACTATGTTAAACTTATTATAGTAATCTTTTCCATCTTCACCAAAATATGTTTTATGAATACCTTCTTTTAATTTTTTTATTTTATCTTTGTCTTTGTTATATTTGATTCTGAAATCGTTGTGGGAGGTTTTAGTTATAAAGGGATTACCATCCTCACCTTTACCATCTGCAAACTCTCGTATTTTACTATAGCTTATAACCTCTTCACCGGGTATACCATTAATTGTTTTTAAGTTAGTGTAATCCGTACTTTGCCACAGTTGTTCATATCCAGATTGAGGAGCTTTGGGCGCATCATACGACATTGAAGCTAATCCAAGCTTTTTCCATTCATCGGCTGTATTTTCTTTATAAACACTACCAACATTACCTTTAGTAATATCAAAAAGGTTTCCGTAGGTATTTGTAACTGTATCTGTATTATTAAATCCAAACGTAATAAATTTATCTTCTTTATCTAATATTGGTGAATACTTTTGATTAAAATGAGTATTTACATTACCTTTATCATTTTTATATCTTGACTTTCCAAAATTATCTATTACAAGAAAACCGTCTGTAGAGGAAGTAATTTGAGTTATTTTATCTAAAAGTCCAAGATTTTTTAACTCATCATCTGTTTTTATACTACCCCCAAGATTATTGGTCATAACACCAAACTCGTCTCCGTAGGTATTTTTACCTTTATCTTTATCCTCAAATCCAAACGAAATAAATTTATCTTCTTTATCTAATATTGATGAATATTTTGATTTTTTCCAAGACTTTCCAAAATTATCTGTGTTAAGAAAATTAATACTCGAATTACTTCCGGAAGTAATTTCAGTTATTTTATTTAAAAGTCCAAGATTTTTTAAATCATCATCTGTTTTTTTAGTACCCCCAAGATTATTGGTCATAACACCAAACTCTTTTCCGTAGGTCTCTTCAAATGATTTTTCAGTATCTCTTGGTATTGCTTTTGTTTTTCCTTCGAAGAAAAACAAAAATTTTTTAGTTTTCTTTTCTTTAAAAATTGGATTGTATTTTTGATTAAATTGGGCTTTGAGATTTCCATATGTTTTTTCAGGATTACTGAATGTATTGGTTGAAGTAAAAGTACTTGATATACCAATACCATACACACTTTCAGGTCCAAACAATTGTTGTTCTAATCGGACAGAAGAATCAAAATTACCCAATCCCTTAAAAATTCTAGTACTTTTTCTTAAATCTTCTAATTTATCTTTGTATTTTCCACGGCCGAGAGGAAAGGCTCTTTCGTAATTACCCACATCTATCCTATCAAATGGTAATAATCCATGCCTTTTTGGTTTTAATCCAAGATGTTGCCCACCCACAGCAATAAGTAAGTTTAGTGGCGTCCATAACTTATTATAGGTGTTTGTAAGCTGCATAAGAAACTGCATTCCAGACCAAGCTATTCCTTTGGGTGATAATAAAAACTTACCTATTCTTGCAACATCTATCAATGCTCTTTCGGTTGATGTTAATACACCACCTCTGATTAAATCAATACCCGTACTATCAAATTTAGGAGATTTACCATCAATAGATCCCCACTTTTGAGGTTCATTTTTACCTTTTCGTTGTATTCCCCGTAAAATAAAAGGTTGTCGTAGTCCCTGTAAACTAGAAGCTAAATCACCAAAAGCACCCGTAGAAGGTATTCTGAAAAATGAGAGGGATGGATTGAAAGAATCATCTTGCAAATTAAATTGACTATATACTTTTGTTAAGTATGATGGTGAGTTTTTTCTTATTAATAAATCACCAATACTTACATATTCTTTTTCGTATCGTTTACCACCAGGCTGCCACTTTTGACTACCTAATTGATAATATTTTGCAGCAGAACCTTCTAATTTTATTTTATTTCCTGGCAAAAAAGAAAGTCCAAAATCACCACTAAAAGTTACTTTAGGGGATTTGAATTTTTTCCCATCAGCACTAATACCTCTAAATTGTGATTTGGTTTTATCAACAAAGTTTTTTGTAAATCCTTTCGCATCATCGTTTGGAAAAAAGTTTACTAAACCCAATCTAGAGTTTTTTATTCTTTCTGTAAAAGTATTTTGTCTACTATTAATATCAACAAATTGTGATCGTGTTTGCTTCATTTTAGCAGTAAACCCTTTTGCATCTGTATTTGGTATGAAATCTACAATTTTTAAAGTTGGAGTTGTAAATTGTGGTGTAAATGTAAAATTAGATGGGGTTGTAGCTGTAAATTGTGGTGTAAATGTAAAATTAGATGGGGTTGTAGCTGTAAATTGTGGTGTAAATGTAATTGGGGTTGGTGTTGTCTGCCCTTTAAACTTTTCCGTATCATCTACTTCATTTGGTGTTGTTTCACCCTTAAACTTTTCGGTACTATCTATCGGAGTTGGAGTTGTCTGCCCTAAAAATTTAGATTCTAAACTCATCTTATTTGGCTCTGTCTCCCCCAAAAACTTTCCTTCTAATGTCATTGGTTTTGGTGAACTCAACGATGAAAAATTAAAAAGAGATTTTTCCATTCTGATTGTAAACCCGTCCGCATTAGTATTTGGAAAAAAATCAACACTACCCAATTTTGGGGTTGTAAATTGAGGAGAAAAATCAAACTTATTTGGGGTTGTTTCACCCTTAAACTTTTCGGTGTTATCAAATGACTTTGGTATTACTACACTTTTTACAGGTGTTTCTTTGAGGGGGGTTGGTGATGTTATTCTATTTGATAAATCAGAAATGGGTGTAAGATTACTCTTACGGTTTATTTCAACCGATTGGTTTTCTAATGTAGATTTTTCAAATGATTTTCTGAACTTTGATAAATCTGATTTTAAATCTGTCAATGCCATTATTTATCCCAAATTACTTGTTTACATAACTATTAATTCTTGTTTGTATAACTATTAATTGCTCTAGATCCTCTATTTATTTTACCAACGATGCTATTGTCTAATACCACATTGATTGGTTGTTCTCTAATATCTTTCCCTAAATTCTCAATTGCGGTTATTAACGGATCTTTTTTCTTTGTATCAGATGATGTAGTTTCAGATGATTCGGATGAATCTCCACCATAACCCAATGCGTTTGCTATTAAAGCAACACCAGCACCCAATGCAACCAAAGCCTCTAATACTGGTACAACAGGAGCTAAAACTCCTAGTCCAAGTGCAAATGCCGCCACTCCTAATCCAAGTGGTATTAATGCCAATCCAAATAATGCAAGTCCACCCGCCATTCCAACTAATGGTGTAAATATATCTGAGAATTGGGAAAAAATTTCAAGAGATTTTGCTATAGATTGTAAACCAGCACCCAAAACTATTAACGCTGCGCCCAGTAATAGAAATCCAACTACACCTGCTCCAAAAATAGCCGCGCCTGGTCCAGAAATTAATGCACCTAATCCAAACATAGCAGCTGTAAAAACAGCTAGGGCGATGACAGCATTCAGCATCCCCCCCAATACCTTATCACCGGTAAACAATTCAATTGCTTTACCCAAAACATATAATGCTGCTGCCATAATTAACATCGCTGCCGCACCTTTTATTAAACTTGTTGCATTAATACCACCCATAGGATTAGGAGGACCTGGCGGTCCAGGTGGTGTTGGTGGTGGTGTTGGTGGTGCTGGTGCTGACGCTCCTTTAAAGGGGTTTAATTTTTTAAAAAACTCACCTACTTTTGATGTATCAACTCCCATATTTTTTAAAAATGTTGATGATTGTGCAAGAAGTGGTATTGCACCAGCGATAAAGGTTTTAGCTCCGCCAAAACCTTCTTTTAGTTTGGCAACCGTTTCAGCACCCTCTTCACCATATTTTTCGACATTTTTTCTTAATTCTTCTTGTTTAAGAAGCATATCGGTGATTTCATCAGTTGTCATATGGAGTTGGGCTGCATACATTTTTTGAATTCCAGGTGCCATCTTACCAAACTTTTCAGAAGAACCAACTTGCTCTGCTATCACTTTGGCAAACTCTTCAGCACTTGCACCACCATATTCGTATGCCATTGCGACTTCTCTTATTTTTTGCATATCTACATCAACCCCAAATAATCTGGCTTTATTTTGAGCAGCAATACTGCTTTCTATATCCAATACACCTTCAGTAACATTCGCCAAATGTTCTTTAGTAACACCAAGTTTTATCATTGCAGCCGTTTGCTTTGCTATTATTTTAAGTTCTTTTTCAGATTTACCAAGTAATTTTCCGGCTTGCGCATCCATTTCTTTAAATACAGCCGATGCGGTAACTCCTGATTTGTTGGCTATATCTTTTATACTATCTGTAATATCTGCGGCGTTATCATTAACACCATTTAATATAGTATTCATCCTTACAGCACCCGCGCCATCACCCATTAAAGCACTTAATTCAGTAACATTTTTTACTGTATCAGATGTAATTGAGGCCGTACTATTAAAATAGGTCGCTATATCGTTGGCGGATTCAGCCACAGATTCACTACCATAAATAAGCCCAGTCATAGAAAAAGTTGCTTTTCCAACTTCCATACCAACCCTAGCGGATTCTTTTACACTCGCTCCAAAAGTTTTATACATTTCTTTAGCTTGGCCAACTGTTGATTCAAATGCCGATGTAAGCATTTCAGCACCTTTTTTAGCTGCAAGCATCCCAAGACCAAATGCTACTCCATTTTTAAACATTTCTTTGGATAACCCAACACTGTATAAAAGACTTTCTGTCGTATCCTCAAGCAATTGTTTTATTTCAGCAGTTTTATCAGCACGTTTTTTTTCGGTTTTTAAAAGTTCTTCAGCGTATTCTAATTCCGTTAATAATAACTGCGCCTGTTGTCCTGATAAATTTAGTTCACCTTGTAATAGTTTTTGTTTTGTTTTAAGAATTTCTTCTAGTTTATTTTCAACCCCCGTTTGAGATATCAATGTGTCTCTCAATTTTTCTGCCTCTTCAAGAGCTCTTGAACCAGCCTGAAGTCTACTTGTTAATGCATCTGCAATATTGTTCTGAAGTTGCTCTTCAGTTACTAATGCATTTATTCGCTCTTGAGTATCTCTGTTTCTGTTGGCCATTTATTGATATTTTTTATTTTCCCCTAAAAGCGGGTAAATCATCGAAAGTATAATTTTTACCCCAGTCAATCGGTTTAATATTATATCTTTTCAGTATGGCCTGATATCCGGGATCATTTGTTATTCTTTCTAATTCCCGTTCTTTTTTCTTTCTAATAAGAAATTTAATAAAATCGGTTATGATGTTTTCACTTAGCCCATGCTTTTTGAACACTTCTCTAAGTTTAGATACTTTTATTTTCATAGTTATTCCTAATTTATATAATATAAATATAGAAATACCCAATATTCCTATTGGGTATCTCATTATCTTCTTCTTGTTTGTGATTTTATTCTTGCAGCCTCTTTATCGTGTGCCTTTTTTTCTGCATTCTTAAACTCAATAATTTTGGTTATGTAAAAGGTTCTCATCCACACCGGCATATTATATACATCAGACCAGGTAAATCCACCATTCCCGTGAAATATCAAATCAAAGATTTGGGAATGTAATAACTTTCTATACTCAGGTTGATGGCCAAAAAAAGGAAACATCCATAGGTAGACTGATTTCCCTCCTCTCCCCGGTTTCATCGGAAATAAACTCATACATCAAGTTTATATCAGGTGTTACCTCATTTATATATTTTCGTAACTCTTTTGAATCTCTTGCAAATAGTTCATTATCTACAAAGTGATTTATTTTTTGTTGGTTGTATTCCCCATCAACTGAAATAATTATATTTTTTAATCTTGTTGTTAATTCCCGCGAAACATCATCCTTTAATTTTTTATTAACTTTCTTTACTTCTTCCAAATCGTATTTTATTTTTCTATCTTTTGATTCGGTAAGTGCCATAAAAGTAATCTTACGTTTTGAAGCCGGTAATTCAAACTCAAATTCGTTTTTGTTTAATTCCACCTGAGCCGAACCATCATATTCTTTATTTTCAAATTGAGTTAAATCAATATTCTCTTTTTGCTTTTTCCCCGAAAACGGGTCGGTAATCTCAACCTCATAATCTTTACCATAACCTAAAATACGACTTGCAATCATTATTGCGTTTTTATCACCTACCGATAAATCAACATATTTAATAGGTTCACCATTACCATTTGATACAATAAGCGATTGAAATAACTTATCCAATACCGAACCATCTTTAATATAAGATTGGGTTGTTAAAATATCTTCTTCTTTTGCAGTCATATATTTTAATTCCACCTTACCTGATGATAGTGGGTTATCTTTGGTGTAAATTAACCCTTTAGATGGTAATTCTATAATTTCGGTTGGAAAGTTGTTCTCTTTTAGTTTTTGGGTTTCGTAGGCCTGTTTAATACTTTCTACAACCTCTTTATTACTTTGTTGATAATCATCCGTTAGATTTTGGCTCATAACTTTTCTCCTTTATATATAAATACAAAATTAAGATATTTTTAATTTAAAGATTGTAACTTGGGTGCAATTTCATATGACAGCTTTTACAAAGAGTAATTCCATCAACATTTTCTACAGTATGATATTCTATTATTTTATCAACAATTAATTTTTTTTCTTCAAATGTATAGTTTTTATTTTTATCTACAAATTTTGAAAGTATTACTGACATAGTTTCATTATTATGATGTACCTCCAGTGTATCAGTGCCACCACACTCTTTACATTTAAATTTATCTCTTTTAAGTATTTCATACTTCCAATTTTTATATAATCTATCATCGGAACGAACCAATACATTTATTGTACTAGTACCACCCTTCCAATTACCATGATTTTTACCCTGCATCATTTCACCACTTATTTTACCACATGCCCATAATTCCTTCATCATTTTAGAATATTTAACTTGCCTATCTGTATCATTGTGAAATGCTATTGCCGTTTTTAAAGCGTTATCATAAACTCTATTATCGGTTTCTTTTGTAAGACCACAATTCCATACCTTTCTTTCACCATTTTGAAATTGAGTTCTTCTTGTATTTGTAGAATTTTTTACTGCTGTTGGATTATGCCCCCAATTATTGTGAACTCGGGAATAATGTCCTTTGGCAAAATCTCTAAATTTGTTATTAAACCATTTTACCTCTGTACCACAACCACACTTACATAATGGTGTAATTCCACCCAAATAAGTTTCAATATAAAGTTGTGCGGCATTTATTTTATGGGTTTTTTGAGCATGTACTTTAAAAGATATATAATTATTAAACTCTTTATTACATTTATTACATTTATAGTTTTCCATATCAATAAATATATACGATTAAGCATTTTTGTATTTCATGCTCATATAAACAAAAACCCCCCAAAATTGGGGGGTTCACATTTTTCAATTTATATTTTTTACAATCCGAAAAATTAATCAATATTGTAGCACGGCATAATCATAGGATAATGCTAATTCCACATTTGCTAATTCTGAGTCTGATGTATAATCCATATCTGAAAATTTGGCTCTAGTAATAAAAGCCCCTTTCAATGTCCATTCCTCAACCTTATCACCAACCGGCCCCAATGAGTTAAATACAATCTCTTTTTTATAGAAATCTGAATAACCATCTCTACCTGTTACTGATTCGTGGTGTAGGCGAACCCACTCCATAACGGCTTGAGCACCGGATGGTACAACTGGGTCATAAAGTGTAATGGTTAATTCTTGCCATTCTGACCTACCTTTTACATATCTCCTAACATTGACATGGTCAATTGTTACTCTATTTTGTTGTATTTCAGGTCTATTTGCTGCTTTAATTAAATATGCAGGAACTCCCTCAATATACATAATAAATCGATTAGCAACTTTGGGTTCAAAGTTGGTAAACATTACCTCTTGAGGTGTTAATAATTGTGCCATTTATTTCTCCTAATTTATTATAAATATACCCTGTCTGAAATTATCCTTCAGGAAACGCTGCCCCAGTTGGTAATACACTAAAGTCTAACACAATGAATTCAGCAGTTTTCGCTGGTTGTAAGAAGATATCACCTTTTAAGATGTTTCTATCAATCACATCAGGAGTATTATTTGATTCATCCATTATAACTCTGAATGCGAACAAACCATTTCTTTGTTGGATTGATTCCAAATAAGGATTAACAATAGATAAGAAACGATTTCGGGTTGCTGCTGTGTTATTTTCAAACACTAAATATCTCGAAGAAGATGCGATAAATTTCTTAACTGCTATCAACAATCTTCTTACATTAATTCTATCCAACGCAGATGGTTTAGCTTGTAGGGTTTTCTGTCCAAATACCGTTGCTCCCTGACCTGGGAATGTTGCGATTGGATTTACCCTACCAACATACAATTCATCTCTTTCATCGTGCGTTAATCTTGTCTTAACTTCAATTACATTTGTTAATCCACCACGATTTAATCCAGCAGGTGCGAACCATTCAGCTGCAACTTGGTCATTAAATGCGATAACACCAGGTAGAACTACAGAGGGTGGGACCCAAACAGGCTTATTCTTATCCGTATCCAATATCTTAACCCAAGGGTGATATGTTGCTACATAATTGGAATCAAACGAAGAAAGTGAATTTACAACGGTTGATATGTTATCACTCCATCCACCGGCATCCATTACAAAGAATGTATCACCTCTATCTTCACAAAGGTCTTTTGCGTATGTGGTTACTGAAGAATGTAATCTATTAATTACACCAGGAATAACAATCATATTCATATCAAACTCATCGGGATTTGATACTGCGTTTATTGCTTTTCTTAACGCAACAGTTCCTGCTGAGGTTGCTGATGTACAATCTAACCCCTGTGTGTTTCCTGCTGCAATATCATTACCAACTAACACTTTTCTATTAGGTTGGAATCCATCAAAACCACCTTGAAATGGTATCATAAATTTCCTAGCATCCAATTGAGCAGTTGATGCACCAACAGCAAAACCAATAACACTACCATTTGATTCACACTCATTCAAATCAAAATCAGTACCAACAGTTGTAGTTGCAGTTGCTATAGGAAGTGGATTCAAAAAGTTAAGGTTATCAGTTGCAACAAAATCAAAAGAATAACCCAAATATACATTTTTATTGTATGAACTCGCCAAAGATTGTGATACTACATAGGTTGGTGATGGAACAGTGCCTGCTGTAGATGGGATTGGTGATGTTAGTGCACCAAATCCAAAAGGAACTAATGATGAATCATTTGCCCCAGCTTCTACATCCGAATCAACCTCTACTCTAATATAAACTGAATTATTTGCATAATCACCATTTGTGGATAATTTACCATCATCATCAACAGTAATATATCTATCACCAATCACCCGTTTAATGTAATTTGGTGAATTTGGGTCCAAGTTTACATTTGAGAACTGCTCTAATATATTTGGACGAATATCGGCGTCTTGAACTCCTTGTCCAAAAATTGAATAAGGAATTTTAGAAGTATCTACTCTTCTTATCACAACAGTAAATGAACCATAATCAGAACCTGGAATATCTCCGGATACTTTAATATCTCTGATACCTAGTTTAATTTCATAGTTTGTTGGATTACCATGTGATAAAGTATGGAATTTGAATAATTGTTTAGCAACTCCACCAACTTTTTGTGATTTAATCCAAGGGGTTGATGCTACTGAATATTCGTTTGAGAAATCAAAATTTGCAAATGATGCGGTTTGAACCAATACAACTTCGTTTGTTGCAAAAGAAGCGGATTGGAATGTATTAAAGTTTAAGTAAGTGTATGCTTGTTGGCTGCTTTTTGGTAAGTATCCAAATGCTTTTGTAAAGTAATTTGCACTAGTTGGGTTTAAGGAAGATGTTGTAGTGTTATTCCCCGTAAATGCCGAACCTGATAAAACCAATCCAAATGATGATGCGGTTACATTTGTTGTAGTACCACCTACCAAATTTCTAACAAAAGATTTATCAAATAAATCAGTAGTTACATTTGGAATAGAACCACTTAAAGATGGATAAAGAACCGCTGCTACTTTATTTCCTTGTGAAGAAGAAATGGTTAAAACCAATGGATCTACAAATGTATATCCATCAGTTCCCAACACCCTAACAATAGTTGCTGCGGGTGCATCCTGCAAATAAGCCTGAGCAGTATAAGGGAGATATGAATCCTCCGTTAAACCACCAAACTTTTGTTGGAAGTCATTAAATGATTCAACCCGCGTTGGTACAAACGCAGGCCCTTTAATAGTTTGTCCGATAAGGACAGCACCTATTTCTGCTACCCCCTGAGGTAAAAACGATAAGTCCTTTTCTCGTGTAAAAACACCCGGACTAACAATTCTTTCAGCCATTATATTCTCCTAATAGTTTTTGTTTCTATATAATAAATACAAAAAAATTAGAGAAACCTATACTTATTCAGCCGTTGTAAAAGTATTTGTATCAATATCGTAAGAACCCACACCATACTTTTGTGTCAATTCTTTACCAAATTCGTTTTGTGATTTAACCAATTCTTTGTAAGTTGATATTAATTCTTCTTTTTCAGCTCTCAAACTAGCGAAAATTTCCTCTAACTCTTTGGATTGTATTTCAATTTCTCCAAGCCGTGCCGTAACTACAATACCTTTTTGACGAAATTCTAAAAGTTTTTCTCTTTCCGTTTCTTCAAATTGTTTTACTAATTTTTCTTCCATAGATTTTGTTTTTTAAGTTGTTTAACTAATGTGTATATAAATATCTAAAAAATTATTTAAAATCAGTTTTCTGGGTTTATTTGACCACTTAATTGTGGGTTTTCGGTAAAAGAAACTTTTCCAACTGAATAAACTTTTCTATTGTTTGGATTTAATCCAGCAAACTCAGGCACAATATACGCTTTTGATACCAAAGTAATACTTGCTCTTACAATTCTATCATCCCCCGCATCGGTTATTGTTTCAAAGTTGTATCCATCTCCCTTTATTTGGAATTTGAATCTATCACCAAATGACCTGCCTTGAAAGAAAATGATTTGTTCAACTACTTTGTTTAGTTGTTCCATATAATCACACCATATATTCATTTCATATTGAACATCTAAGTAATCAGGTCTTTCAACTGCAATATATTCTTTTACTGGTTTTTGGTTGGTTAGTATAGAAAATTGGTCATATCTATTTGCTTTTGTATATTTCCGTTCAAAGGATTGATGAGCATCTTCGGAGTTTAAAATCTTTAACTTTGCAGCCTGTTGATTGGTTGATAAGGAGGTTCTTTTAAACACAATTACAGGTGTTTGTATTTTACCATTTGCATCCCGCATAAACCCATCTCTTTGAGCCGATACCCATTTTTCAGGATTTGCATAGATTACTGGTATGGGTATAATCTGCCCATCATCTTCTACAAATGGTTTTACATCTTTTACTAAAAAATCTCTGAAAGCTAAGTCTATATCGTAGATACCAATAGATATATTTTGTGTGTTATCCGTATCCCGCCTAATCTGATTTGCTTTATTTAATTTAGGGTTTTCCGATGTGGATGACATCGTTTGTTTTAAATCCGGCTTTTGTGAATTTATATCCCTATATGTATTACCCATCTTATAATCCTATTGGTAAATAATTATCATTTATTGTTGAATTTCCAAATCTTACATTAATTAACTTAATGGATGTTTGACGGGTAACATGCGCAAGGCATGTTACAGAAAGTGATGTTCCGTGTCCATCACCACCATCCCAAGTTTCAGGATTCTTACCTACAAAATATTTATTTTCATTTACATTATCAACCATATAATATTCATTATCCCATTCAATAATATCACCAACATCTGGCTTAACATCTTTATCATCTTTTAATGTATCCCTTAAAAAGTTGAATGTAGCTGTATGTGCGTATGATTGTCCAAAATCATCTGAAACTGCTTCAGTATCTTGTCTATCAATTAAGCATGGGATTTTAACAGGATTATAAAAAACTTTATCTTTTGATTCCCCATAAAGATTTACCAATGATTCATCCAATACAGGCTTATAATAATAAACCTCCGTATCAATTATTTCATTGATAAGTTCTTTGTTTAACCTTCTGATTAAACTAACATCTCTTGCCGAACCAAATAATGCCATCGGATTATCCCACGTAAATTGGCATTGGAACACGATTAAGTGTTGATTCTAAAAATTCAGTTTCATCCTTTTTGGCTTCTAAAAGCGACCTTCTGCTTGTTGCTTCCAATATCTCTTTTAATTGTGTTATCAACTGCTCTTTTTCAGTTGCGGCTTGGGTTTTTAAATCAGAACCATCCAATGTAACTTCTGCTCCAGGGATTGGAATTGAACCAAACTTAGAACGAACTGTTCCTAACACTTCTTTTACTAATGCTAATGTATATTTAAATATCCATTGTCTACCATGCGCACTTATATCACAATAATCCAATCTACCAAATGGAGCATTTGAAAAATCAGACACAACATTTGATTTTGCTACTGGATTGTTTCTTTCTGAATCCAATGTGTATTCAAAATAAACTTTTAAACCATCATCAGTATCTTTTGGGTATGGAAATATACGAACCCTCTTACCATATAGTTTAAATCCAAATTGAGATTTTCTAATCATATCGTTGAATTCAATCGCTTGTAAACGAAGAAGGTCATCATACATAGGTTGCATCATAAAAGATACACCTGGTGAGTAATTACCCCACCCAAAGGTTTCCATCATTTGTTGTGAACCTAACCCAGTTCCAACGAATGGGTCAAAGTAACGAATAATTGCAGGTGGTGCTTCATGATGCATCTTACGAATTGTTATGGAATCAGATGTTAAATTACCTGCTTCCAAACTTGCAACCGAACTATCACCTAAATCATAAACCTGCTTTCCGCTCTCCATTGTAAACGAACCTGTATATTGGGTTAATCTACCACCACTCCCTGCTTCAGTCCCATAATCCGATGCAATGTTTATTACCCCACCAAAGTTATTGTTCAACAATTTTTTGGTAAAGTTTCCCGTTAGCGATGAACCTTGAATACTTAATAAGTTTTCTTTGGTTCGGTATTGGTTTAATTGCGATGAAAATTCATCTACTGCTTCTTCAAAGCATGCGTAAAAATCTATATCTTGCAGTTCTATATCTACAATAGGATAACCAAGTCTAAGAGCACACCACTTTGTTACTGAGTCTGCATCAACTTGGAAATCATAATCATTATCAAACCATCCAAATGGTGTTTTGCCGGGAAAGAATGATGATGAACCGGGATATATTGAGATATTAACTGCCATTTTTGTTATTCTCCGTCAGTAGTTTCTTCACCACCATTGGTTTCTTCACCACCATTGGTTTCTTCACTACTTTCTTCAGTAATTGGTTCTTCCACCACAGGCTTTACATAGTGTTCAAATGTTGCTGCGGCATTTACATCGTTTGCGGATTGTAAATTTGCTATAACATAACTTTCTAATGCATCAATAAGTTTTGAATAACCATCCACAATTTCGGAGTTATACACTAATACTTTTTTATCAATTGAATGATATGCTACCGTTCCACCTCCGCTGATATGAACATCCATTTGCAATCCCCCCTCATATTGTAAATGTGGGACAAGTGTTAATAATGGTGATTCGTGAATGAGGCCTGTTGTTGGGTTTTTGAAATACCCAGTTACTTTTATTGCCATAATACTTTTCTCCGTTTTATAATAAATAGTTTTATTTTTGTTTATAGGGTTTTAATTTAGATTACTTTTGTATGTGGTCTTGAACTCCAATATTCTTCCCCACCATAATAGGTGCATATTTCTTCACCTTCTTCTATATCTCTAATAGATACAAAATTAAATGCTTTCCATTCGGGATGGTCTACCCAATCTGCATTTGGTGTATTTGAATGGTTATAAATACATCCTAATCCTAGTGGGATAACAAACTCTAAGCCTGCATTTTTCGGATATACAAATCTATAATCTCCCAATGTATTAGAATCAGAAGAAACATTTAGTGTTATTAAATGACAAGTTTCTATTATTTCTCCTTTTAATATTTTTTCAGTAGCAAACACACCCAAGCCTTTACCAATAGATTCATATACTCTAACTTTGGTAGGGGGTAAGAAATTAGCAGATGGTAATTTTTTATTAATATTAGAGGGTGTTGTTGAATTTACTTTTAATACTACATCTTCTTTTTTTAATAATTTACCATCAGATGCTATTTTTTGAAATTCTTTCATACTTAATTTAATAATGGGTTTACCACTATCTTTGATTTGTTGTAGGAGTTGGGGTGTGGGTTTGAGAAACATAGTATTATACTTCTGGTAAATAACAAGGAATTAAAACAATATCTCCATTGTATATTTTTATTTCCATCCAATAATCAGGTTCTGCTAAATAACGAGAATTTGCTGTAATACCAAAACCGGCTTTAGCTGATGCATTTGTAAGTGGTGGATTATTACTAAATTGTGCGGCATCAATTTGGAGATAGTTACCATCAGCTGGTTCTGAATGTAAATGTATCCATTCTTGAGTTCCCGGATTACCGGTTTGTAGCCCTATATAACCTGTAGCTCCTTCTAAAGATATTTGATTACCTGTTCCTATATATGATGTAGCAGCTCCTGGTACAAACTGAAATATACTAGATTGATATACTCCATTACTATAATTTGATAAAAACAAAGAGTGTGCATAACCAGAATTACTTTTAGCAAATTCCCAATAGTTATTTTCAGTACCACTTCCACTAGTTCCTATATTCAAATACGCAAATTTATCCCCCATAGTAAGGATATTTAATCTAGCAGCGGCGTAGGGGCTACTACCACTACCTACTATTTGTAAACCCGCGGAATTTAATCCTGTTAATGAGCTTGATTGAAATATAGTAAGTGTAGGGGTTATATTACCTTCACCTGAACCAAAAACACCTCCTGATCCTGCAAAAAAGGCCATTGGTGATGTAGTGTTTATTCCTACTCTACCTGAACCTGTTACAAATAATATGTTTTGGTTTGTTGGTGAAGATACTTGTAATAATGATTGGTTATTTGCTCCACTTACATGAAGTCTAGCGGTGGGTGAATGTGGCCCTATTGCTACATTTTGGCTTGTGTTTATAAGAAAAGATTGTGTTGCCGGAGAAGCATACCCACTGTTGTTAATAGTAAGTAAGTTTGCATTAACTAATAATCCACTAGCTTGGCCTGATATAGCACCTTGCCAATCCCCCGCCCCAGTTCCACCAAAGTATAAAGTACTTCTTATTCTGGTAATCCCGTTTATATCTAATACTCCCATTGTAGGGGTTGATGTTCCTATTCCAATTATACCACTACCACTTACATAAAGATGTGATGTGTTAAATGCTGATGTACCATTATCTAATATTGTAAGTCTTGCAGTTGCTGCGGAGTTTTCTACCCGTAATGCGGTTGTTGCGGAGGTTGCCCCCGTACCTTTTACATGAAGTCTTGCAGATGGATTATTTTCACCAACACCTGTAGTTCCCCCGTTAAGTACTGTAAATGTTCCTGTTCCTGCTGAATTTTGAATGGTGAGTGCTCCAGCAGTATCAACACCAGAACCTCTAATTGTAGTTTGACCTGCGTTTAAAGCGGATGTTAAACCAACTCCAATGGTTGCAGTAGAACTTGTTATTGATGTTGATATATTTGCTCTGCCTGTTACTGTTAAAACACTTCCATCAAATGTTAAACCACTTTCTCCATTTATTGTTCCACCACCCGTTGCGGTTAATACCCTATTATCAGTATTGTTTGTTATAGATGGGGTTATGTTGGATGCTGTCTGAGCGTTTATTGCTTGACTTGATGTTATACTATAAGTTCCTACAGGTAAGAATGAAGCTGTTTGAGCATTAACTGCTATACTTGCTGTTCCGAAAAGGGAGCCTGTAAATGAAGTTGCAGTAATTGATGTTAATCCAGTTAGAGTAGTCGTCGCAGCTGCTCCTAGAGTTAGTGTCTGTGACCCTAAAGATACTGAACTATTTGCTAAATTAGCGTTTGTGATGCCGGCTGTACCTGATAAATTAGAATTTGTTAATCCTGATATCGATCCGCCTAATGTAATAGTACCTGTCGATGTTATAGTGCCACCGGTTAAAGTAATTCCTGATACTGTACCAGAAGTAGCTATTGAAGTTACTCCGTTGTTTACTACATTTGTAGCCCAAGAAGCAGTGCCAAATAATGAACCTGTTATTGAACCATTTACGCTTAAAGAGCCTGTGAATTGGTGGGTATCATCGGATGAATTACCAAATTGTGTAGAGCCTGATTGGTATATGATGCTTGATGATACAAATTCAGTATGAAACTCTTCTGCCGTTATGCGGCCTGTAACTATCATATTTCCATCTACATGCAACCTTTCGGTTGGAGAGGTTGTGCCTATACCCCAATTTCCTGCATTATTAAATCTAGCTACTTCTACTGAACTTGTATTTTGAAATGCTAAATGTGTGGTAGAGTTTATTCTTATTGTTTGAGTTTGAGTTGTTGAGTTAAACATAAAAGAGTTAGCTCTAATACTACCTATTACATCTAATGTAACCCCTGGTGTTGTTGTACCTATACCTACAAGTCCACTACTACTCACATAAAGGTGGTTGGTATTAAATGCGGATGTGCCATCATTTAGTATGGTTAATAATGAGGTTGCGTTATTATTTTCTACCCTAAGCGCAGTAGCAGCAGATGTTGCAGTGTTTCCTCTTACTGTGGTTTGTCCTCCTTGTAGTAGTGTTGTACCATTTACATTTAGGGTTGTTGTTGGTGTTGAAGTTCCTATACCTACATTACCACTACTGCTAATAACCATTCTTTCGCCAGCGGAAATAGCACCGTTAGTTGCGGCTGTTCTAAATAAGATTTTTGCACCATTATGAGCTCCTGAATCTATGAATACCCATCCTGGAAAGGCACTAGAGGTGATATTGTAAACCGATATTGCTGCTCCGCCTGGTGTTCCAGATAATGAACTTGAAGCTATAATTCGGATACCTCTAGCCTGTGCCGCACCAACTGCTGCACTAGCTAATCTAATATCAAAGGGTTCATTGTTGTCAAAACCATTACTATCTAAAAATATACCAGGAGTTACACCACTATCAGATACTCCTCTGATATGTAAAGGTCCTTGAGGGGATGTTGTGCCTATACCTATTCTACTACTACTTTCATATATGGATGATGTAGTAATTGTTGTACCACTACTCCATCGAGTTATATAATTTTCTGTTCCACTTCCGCCGATTGTTGAACCACCACTTCCTGCTATAGAAGAGGTTGGAAAAAAAGTGAATCTGCCTGATGCGGTGTCATAACCTATTACATTAGGTTGTGATGAATTTGGTAATGAACTTGCAGTTATGTTTAGGACATCAACCGCACTACCAGATTGTAATATCTTTTTCCATGAAGGCATATAACACTCACTCTTTTTTTAATCATACAATATGGTTGGATACACATACTAAGTGAGTAGTATATGGGCCCACTTCCTTATTCAGGCCAATATTGTACTTTTTGGTTTATACTCTATATAGTATAAATATAGAAAAAAAATTAATTAATGTTTATTTCCCTTTATGGGGTTTTCCACTTAATGCCAAAAATTGGGATTGTAGTTTTACAATTGTACTATAAACAAGTTCAACATCACTAACCTTAAAAGTTGAATCTTTAATGGATGTTAATATAAAAGCAATTTCATCTAAAGTTAAATTGTTTTCATCCGTTTTTTTCGTAACTTTTTGAGGTTCTACAACAGGTTCTGATTCTTCAGTTTGTTTTCCTCTTAATTTATCCAATATTGACATTTACATAACCCCCGAATTATTTTTAACTATATATCCAAATACTTTCATCGGTTGAGTTTACATAAATGTTACCATATCCGCCCGCCGAACCACCATAAGTTGGTGCGGAAGAAGGTGCTCCCAATGCTTGAATAGCACTTACCATAAAATCAGTTGGGGTTACATTAGATGATGTCGCGTGAACATCTGCTGCCAATCCCCATCGTCCTGTTACATTTACATCACTACCACTATTAAATAAGAATGCTTGTCCCTTATCTGCTGTACTACCCTCTACGATTATACCACCCTCTGCTATTGGTGAAATAGAACCCGAACCATGTGCTAAAATTATAAACTTATCCTCAACCGTAAGATTTGTAGTATCTATCGTTGTGGTAGTTCCGTTTACTGTCAGGTCACCGGTTATTGTTGCATTACCATCAACAGTTAAGTTATTTCTAACGGTGGTTGTTCCTGTTGTATTGCCTATATTCACTGCGGTTGCAGCGCCAGCAAAGCTAATGGTCTGTACATTTTGACTTAATAATGAGAATGTGGATTGGTTTGTTGCAATACCATTTGATGAATTAACATTTAATGTATTACTTAAAGTAGTTACACCAGTTACACCTAATGTTCCACCAATGGTTGAGTTTCCTGTGACAAATAAATCGCCTGAAGAACTTATGTTACCACTTGCGGTTATGTTTGTAGTGGTTATAGCACCATTTGCGGTTAATCTTCCTGTAATAGTTTCAGTACCAGTAATGGTTGAGTTTCCTGTAACACTTAAATTGCCTGAAGAACTTATGTTACCACTTGCGGTTATGTTTGTAGTGGTTATAGCACCATTTGCGGTTAATCTTCCTGTAATAGTTTCAGTACCAGTAATGGTTGAGTTTCCTGTAACACTTAAATTGCCTGATGCGGATATGTTACCACTTGCGGTTATGTTGTTTCCAAAGGTAGAATTACCTATGGTTAATGCATTGGATGTTCTATTAAATGTTAATTCAGCATCATCGTTAATACTAGTAGATGTGTTCCATAAAACCACTCTATCAGCCGTACCAGTACCCGATATGTTACCTATAGAGGATGTTGAAAGATAACTAAATTGGCCTGATGCGGAATTATATAATAATACATTTGCGTTTGATGCGGATGGTATATTACTTGCGGTTATAGTTGTTGCCCATAAAGAACCACTTACTTGAAGTGTGTTTGATGGTGTTTGGGTATTTGAAAGCCCTATACCCACACCCTCTCTTAATATGGTTTTTGTAGTGCTTGTATTACCTAATACAACACTATTATCTCCTGCACCAATAGCGTCATAGCCAATTACTATTTCATTAGTTCCATTACTACCACTCGCTCTTGTTGCATTTCCTATAAATATAGATTGATTTGAAGAAGCATTTGCAGTACTACCATCCGATAAGTATTTTCCGGCAACTACACCTACTGCGGTATTGTTATCACCATTGTTGTTATATAATGCACCCGCACCTACTGCGGTGTTACTTGTACCACCAGTATTACTAAAAAGAGAATTTGCACCTACTGCGGTATTTTCATTTGTAGTGGCAAGTTTCAAAGCGTTAGCACCAATCGCAGTATTTAGATTTCCATTGACGTTGGCTTGTAATGCAATATACCCCAACGCAGTATTATCAGCACCATCCGCATTACCATTAAGAGCCTGATTACCTACAGCAGTATTTCTTTGAGCTACTACACCAGTTATATTATTTGCAAGCGCGCCTGCACCAACGCTGGTATTGGTTGATTGATCACCACCACCATTACCTATATTAACACCATTTACAATAATATCCTCGGTTGTTTCTAATTGAGCACCTGGGCTTGCAGTTCCAATACCTACATCTCCACTACTATCAATGGTCATTCTTACCGAATTATTAGTTTCAAATTGTAAATCATGGTTATCATTAGTACCTAAAACGGCAGTTGCCCCAAATGAGTTGCCATTTTGTACAAATGTATTTGGGTTTGCTACAGAAGATGTATTAAAATAACTAAATATACCTGTGGTTGGATTATAACCGACAATTTGTGCTGTAGGCGTGGATGTATTATTTGTTAGGTTACTTGCAGTTATCCCTTGAAGGTGTGCTTGTGAGCCTGATACTATTACTTTTTTCCATGATGCCATATTAGTGTTCTCCTAATTTTTTACTATATAAATAAATAGTGTTTGTTTTTTATTTCTCTTATATAAATAGTATTTATTTTTTTTGTGTTAAATTCCCAAATAAAAATTACCATCTGCTCCATAATACATCCCACCAGTTATAGGAGTTGGTGGTGTATCAAATTTACCCAACACCATAACACCCTCTGAATTGATTTGTGCTGCAATAAAACTACCCGATTTAACAATAAAGAAATCAGGCATTTCCGATGATAACTTTGTTTGGATTTGATTTGATGATTGATTATATATTACTACACTTGATGTGTTTATTCTTACATTTCCTAATTGGATGTATTCATCTCCCCCAAAAACTTCTGCAACTACACCACTATTATCATCCACAAAACTCAAACTTCTACTTACATAAACATCACTCCAAGCAGCTTCAGAACTACCAATAGAGTGTATAGATGTTTTTCCCGAAACAACATGTGGAATTAAAGAACCTGAAAAGTTTACTGAACCTGAAAATGAACTTCTACCAATTATTAACAAATCACCTAAAAGACTAACTGAACCTGTTACAATTTCATCAGTAGTTACTACTACTTTCCAACCATTATCATTATTCCAATTTGCAGTATCTCTAAGTACATATAATTGATTATTGTCTTGTTGATATACTACCAATCCCTCATACACATTGGCAGAAGAAAAACCAAGCCTTGCCGATCTATCCGCAACAGTTATCCTTGCATCAATCGGATCGGTATTTAATACATTAAAACCACTTGGTATATTAATTGGCACTTTTTACATCCTTTCTATGTTAATACATATGTTATTGAACTTCCAGCTCCGCCTGCTTGAAGAGTTGTTGTCCTATAAACCTTATAGTTACCAACAGTTGATACGGTAAAAGAACCTAATACACCAAAACCACTTGTAGTAATATTTGTTAAGTTTGAGCGAGAGCCACTATAAACAATATAATGATATTTATCCCCTGTCCAATTTATAGTTACCGATTGACCTGATGGATTTACCGTCCCCTTCACAATTGTACCAATAGAACCACCCAATGTAGTATCCCACCCGGAAAGATTATCTAATTGTGCTTCAGTAAAACTTGCATCCGATGCAGCACCATGTCTTAAACTTACTATTTTAGTATAAGTTGTAGTTGTTGATGTGGTTGTTGTTAAAGCTGGATTATTATCAGAACCATTCACTCCTGATGATGAATAATATGCAGTTGCGGTTATTGGTATAGAAGCAGAACCCGTTGCTGAACCTGTTACAAAATATGGTGAATTGAAATTAGTACTCACAAAGTTTAACACCCATCCGTTTGCATCGCCAGAAGCTGAAGTGAATGAAATACTTCCCGTAGCACCTCTTTCAATTTGATTTGAACTACCACCCAATTGAACAGATGGTGTCAAAGTTAGTGTTGGTGAACCAGGATTTGATTTACTTAATGTACCGGTTGCTGAAGCTGAACCACTAAATATACTCCCATCCAATGGTGAACTTGCGGTATATTGTAAACTATATGATTGAGAACCACTCGTTGTTAGACTGGTTGATAAGGATGTACCGGATGTTGTACTTGTCAATAAAACCGAACCAGTATATAATGATGCGGATATGATATTGTAACCACCATTACTCCAACTACCACTAACATCATACCCATCCAATACCTGATTAAACCTATCTGTACTAAAGCCACTTAATGTTAGTGTTATTGATGATGGTAATGTTGGTGATCCAAATATAAACTTTAATCTACCATTTACCCAAGTAACAGCAACATCGTCTGAAAAATCTTGAACCTCTATTTGATTTAACCCACTGTAAATATCACCACTTTGCGATACATAACTAACTGATGCGGAATTTATAGATTCATCAATTGTTTTACCATTTACAGTAAGAGAACCTGTTATATTTAAAGAACCTGTAAATATATGGGTATCATCTAAACTATTACCAAATTGTGTAGAGCCTGATTGATATATGATACTTGCAGATACAAATTCAGTATGAAACTCTTCTGCAGTTATTCTACCTGTAACTACCATATTTCCATCTACATGCAACCTTTCGGTTGGTGAAGTTGTACCTATGCCTACTAAACCCGTATTAGTAATACGCATTCTTTCTGCTAAACCACTAGGAGATGCGTTTTGTTGAGTAGAGAATACTAAATATCCATCAGGGGTTGTATCTGTAGTGTATGCAGCAATTTGAGCCTTAGTTACACTAAAAGTTGGTGTATCATTATTTCTAAATCTAATAGCTCCTATAAGTTGGTCTGCTGCTACTGAACTGTTTGGATTGTATAAATCTAAATGGGCATTTATACCTCCTATTACTACAGATGAAGTATCAGGATGATTTAGGATGGAAGAATCAGTACCTACAATTATAGCGTTTGTACTGAGATTATTTGTATAAAGCTGAAGTGTTGAACCATCAAATGTTAAGTTTGTTTCTCCATTTATTGTTCCACCACCCGTAGCAGTTAATACATTATTATTAGTATTATTTGTTATAGATGGAGTTATGTTGGATGCTGTCTGAGCGGTTATTGCTTGACTTGATGTTATACTATAAGTTCCAATTGGTAAAAATGATGCTGTCTGAGCGGTTATTGCTTGACTTGATGTTATACTATAAGTTCCAATTGGTAGAAAAGATGCTGTTTGAGCGGTTATTGTTTGACTTGATGTTATACTATAAGTTCCAATTGGTAGAAAAGATGCTGTTTGAGCATTTATAGCATTTGAAGCACTTTGGGCCCAAGAGGATGTTCCCAATAAAGAGCCTGTTATTGATGTTGCGGTTATACCTCCATTTACTTGTAGGGTGTTTGTTGGTGATGTTGTACCTATGCCTATGTTACCGCTTGAACTTATATACAAAAATGTAGATGAACCACTTTGTACTTTAAAAGTATCTGCTCCTACATTTACTGAAGCTGTTATGCTGCCTGTTGTTATTTGATTATTAATGCTGTTTACACCCGGATCACCTTTATCACCTCTATCACCTTTAGGACCTTTAGATGCTACAGTAACAACTGCTGTTTCTTTTTGTAGTACACTTATAGAAGTATCACGCTTCTTATCAGAGACTACAACCGTATTTTCGTTTTTGGTTAATTCTACTGAATTTTGATTTGATACAACTTTTACATCTAGTCTATCATTACTCACCTAGTTACCTCTTTTGAAAGTTTCACTATACCTTCCAATAATCTCGTAACTATACCACTTTGGGATTCTAATTCAACATCATATACACCTTCGGTGAAATTTAATGTTGAAGATGTTGCAGCAGAAATAAATAAACCAATACTACCCGATGTTGTTGGTAGTGTTATTGATGCAGAGGTTGGTGTTAAATCTAACCCCGTACCATCTGCCATTAAAGTATTTGTTAAAGAAAGATACGTTGTAGAAGAATCTACAGACGGTCTTATTTGCATTCTTGCAGTATATCCACTTAAGTCAACAGGATTTCCATTTGAATCTTTATATTCCAACAATAAATCGGTAGTTGCTCCCTGCTCTATGGTTAATAAGTATCTTCCTGCTGCCATTTTTTTACTCCTATGTGTTATTAATATAAATATCTAATATTCATATAATAGTTTAAATATTTCATCTAAAGCTGGGTGTCGGTGGTTATCTTTTAAAGTTACAGTGTAAACATACCCACTTGGTTTTAATTTTGCTACTTCGTGGATAGCAGAATCGTTTGATGATTTTAAATCTATTTGTTGTGGATCTCCGCATAATATCATCTTTGAATTCTTGCCCAACCTTCCTAACACCATCGCGAGTTGGGATTTCGTAAGATTCTGAAACTCATCTACAATACAAATACAATCATCAAATGTCCTACCCCTAAAGTGAGTAAGTGATACCAACTCTATTTTTTCATCCTGCTCCATCTTATCTAATATCAAAGATTTATCATACACCTTTCGCATATTAGAACGAATGGGGACTAACCACGGCTCTAATTTTTCTTCTAAAGAGCCAGGTAAAAATCCGTTATCTTCATTGGATACCGTTGGTCTAGTAACAACAATTTTGTTATAATCCCTCTTAAAGAAAGAATCTAATGCGATTTGGCAGGCAAGTAATGTTTTACCACTACCCGCTTTTCCCATTACAAAGTTAAATGGGTATTGGAGAATATTTTGTTTTGCCTGTTTTTGTTCATCGGAAAGTGTAATTGAGAATTTGATATCTCCTTTTGGGATTCTTTTTTCTATGTTTTCAGTCATAATTGTAACCCATTTAAGTTTACAATAAATATCCTCATAAAAAACAAAAGGGGAAGGTTTTCACCCTCCCCCTTTGAATTTATAATCCTTCAATCAGATTATTGACCGGAGATAGTCTCCAATCCGTTCACATACACTTTACCATAGAACTCACCTCTCACCATTTCTTTGGCGTAGCGGGTCATTACACCCTTACGAGGTGTAAAGTTCTTATAGTCATACACAAGTGGAGTCATAATTAATGGAATGTAAGGAGCGTAAACAGCACCAGTTTCCAAGAATTGTGTTCCTTTGTAACCCATCAACACAAGGTTTTCTTGCATATATGGATTCTTATACACTTTGTAACGCTGAGCGAAAGAACCTACACGGGTTAAACCGAATGCGAATTCTCTCTCTTCACCAGTTCCATCGGCTACATAGCCAGGAATTGATTCTAACACAGTTGCAACATCAGGAGAACATACAATGAAGTTTGCACCACCACGCATTGTCTTAGCGTGAATTTGGTTAGAAACTCTCTGCAATACAGTTCCGAATGTAGCGAACCAAGTTCCCTGAATGTAAGCCTGTCCGGCCAAATTAGCATCTTGTACGAATGCGCTTCCATTCCAAACTTGTCCGATTTTTGCAGACCAGTAACCTGTAGTCAATGCGTTTTGAATTAACATATCCAAGATTTCAAAATCAATCTCTTGTGATACATATTCAGATAACATTGAAGTTAATTCTGCTTCTGCATCAATAGAGTGATATGCGTTCAAGTCTTGCGCAAATTCAGGTGTCCATTGTGCTTTCAACTTACGAGTTTTAGCAACAATCGGAACTGATCTCATCTCAATGTTCAATTCTGGGATATCAATATCAGTTTCAGGATTTAGAGCCATCTGACCTTTAGTTGTCTCAAAATCACCACGAGCTGAATCAATTGGTTGCTTTTGGTATCTAATTGTTGCGGTGGTTGCACCTGTAGCAGATGTTACCTTAACAATAAACGAAATTTGAGTATCTGTTGAGTTCACAGTTGTAAATTGCGGATATGCTTCAACGATATTATCACCACTAATTGTGAATGCACGAACACCTTCTAAATCAGGACGAGTAAACGATGCTGTACTGAATGTAAGTTTTTGGAATGTACCACTATTTGACGCAGACCACGCAGTATCGTAATTGAAATCTGATGGATTATTAGCAAATGAGAATGTGGCAGATGAGGTTGCCATTGCTGTAGAAGTTGGAGCTGCAGCTTTAGTGCTGATAGAGTCTGTTGCAGAATCATTGATAGTGTAACCGAAACGGCCAGCACCATATAAACCACCTGAAGGCTGATCGGCAGTTTCGGTGATACCAAATACTGAATCAGCTTGTGAAGTAAGTCCTGAACCGGTTGTGAAACCTGGTTGATTTGTTCCATACTTAAAATCTAAGTAGAAAATAAGACCGGAAGGAAGGTTCATTGGTTGTACTGAAACAAACTCTTTCGCAGCGATTTCAGAGAAAATACGGCGAACAAGCGGAAGAGCTACACCATTCCACTCTTCACCAGCAGCACCAAACATATTGGTTGCAGTTGCTTCAGTTACTAATTGTTTTGCTTGGTTTTCCAAAAGTTGTGCCATATTGGTTCTTTCAGTCTCATTAGAAATTCCTTCTAAAAGACCGGTTTTTGCCCACTTAGCAACCAAACCTTTGGCTTCTTTACGAAGCACTCTTTCAAATCCAGCGCTTTCGTTTAAAATGCTTTTTATATTCATTTTTATCCTTTATTTTGGTTATACGATTATTTTTTGATATTAGCGAGTTTTTGGAATCTTGCAGCCAATGAAGAACCTTCGGTGATAATACCAGCAGGCTTTGTTCCTTTTGTTGGTCTAGATGCAAATGATTCTTTTACAACTCTCTTTTGTGTTTTTCTTGCAACATTAAGATTTTCACCCAATGTAGCGAAAACTAATTTTACTTCTCTCAAAGATGAAGCACGGTCAAAATTTTCAACAACTTTAACTTTTTGCTTTTCATTCAAATCAAAGTTTCTGAAAAGTTTATTGGTGTATAAAAGTTTTGCATTCAAAAGGTTTACTTCATTGATAGTGTTCTTCAATGATTTGATAACTTTATATGCTTCTTCTAAATCACTCTTCATTTCTTCGGCTTCTTCTTCGGTCATACCAGCTACAGTTTCTTCTTCATCATCTTCAGCAGGTACATCACCATTCATTTCTCTAAGAGCTCTGATAACTTCGTCTAAATTAACTTCAGTATCATCATCCTCTTCTTCTGCAACAAAATCACCTTCACCTGGATCTTCAGTGTCGGCGGTTAAGTCAGCTACTTTGTTATCACCAGAACCGATTCCAGATGATTCCAATTCGGTCAATCTCTTACTAACTCTTTCACGAATTCTTTTTAATTCGGCAATTTCAGGATTTTCCTTTTCTTCTTCTTCTTCGGTTGCAAGAGTGTCATCTTCTTCACTACCCATTTCAGCTTCCAATTCTTTGATAATTGATTCTAAATCTAAATCGGATGTATCTTCTTCAGCACCCATCTCATCTTCTTCACCTACCATTGCTGTTGCATCATCGTCATCATCGTCATCATCATCATCGTCATCATCGTCATCATCATTACTTTCACCACCCATAGTACCCGTCATCATCTCATCTTCTTCGGTTGCAAGGGTTTCATCCTCTTCACCCTCATAATACCCTTCTTCAGTATCCATCATCTCATCATCAGTATCCATCATCTCATCTTCTTCGGTTGCGAGAGTTTCATCATCTTCTAACTCTTCGGCCAATTTGTGAGACAACATAGACTGTAGTCTTGGTGTGAATGCCTCTTCAAGAGCGATTTTTGCATTTGCTAATGCGGTTTCCTTAACGGCTTTAGCATCGGCGATTGCTTCTTTAAGCAAATCTTTTTTGCCTGTTTTCATTTAATCTCCTAAATTTTTTGGAAAAATAAGATTATTAAAAATCTTAATAAGTGTTATAATAATGTTAGCCCCACAATTAGTATTGGGGCATTAATTTAACAATAAATATAGTAATTTTTTTGAAAACACTAAAAAGTTGTTATTTTTCTAAACTTTTTAAATATTCTTTTCTTTTTGCTAATTCTAATTGCCTTCTTTTTGTAATAGATTTAGGAACAAATTCGGTTCTTTCCCGTAATTCATCCATCATTCCACTATCTTTAACCATTTTTTTAAAAAGTTTTAATGCAGCATCTACATTATTTTCTACTACTTTTACTGCAATCCCCCCACCGGGTTTATACATTAATTCTCTTCTTACTTTTTTCTTTTTTGGTCTTTCTTCGTTTTCACTCATCGTAACTTTGTTTAAATTGTTTATTGTATAACTTCTAAGTTTTGAATGGATTCTTCTATTAATCCGGCTTTTGTCCTTACTATTGCGGTTTTATTGTTTATTTCCATTACAACCCCACCCATATTTTTACCCTTAACAAAAACAGGTGAACCAACTTCAACAGTTGGACCAACTACTTTTACATTTTCAGATATATCATCCAATACAACTTTAAATGCACGGATTGCTTTAGAAATACCCTGTTGTTGTTTTCTTGGTAATTTACCAATATCTTTTAGATTATTTTTTATAAAGTCAGAAAACTTTAAAGATATGTTTTGTATAATGTCTATTGCTGGCATAGTATGTATTACCTTTTATTTTTTTTGTGATTGTTATCCCTTGCCCTTCATCCACCAAGCCAATGCCCAAGGATTATCAATACCTGGTTCATCTTTCATTGCTTTCACAGTTCCTTCCCATCCTTCAGGTGCAACTTCGTTTGTTAGTTTCTTATTTTCCATAAATGGTTTAAATGCCGATGTAACTTTATCTATACTCATTCCATCAAATTTGTTCTGCATCTTAACATCACCTGAATTATATAGTTTTAACAACTTCTCTGCGGTTTTCTTATCAACTTTGGTAGAACCAATACGAGAGGTTGAACCATTAACCACCTGCTTTAATAAATCAGATAATCTTGCGGTTGCCTCACTTAACGACTTTTTTTTTTTAAGA